GGAACGCTAAGACCGGAAGTGTTTCTGACAGTGAGATACACTTCCGGTTTTTTATCGTATAGGAAACTTCGTTTCCATACGATAAAAACGCTCCGCGGGGATGCGCACTCGGCGCAAGGGAAGATGGTTGCCAAAGCAACCGCGCCTCGGCGCGAGAATGTGCCAAGGCACATTCTTTTTTCCATCACAGGAAATGATGCTATCCTGTTTTCGGGACAGAAAAAGGGAGGAATGCCGGATATGAAAAATGACGATATTGAACTGCTTCGGGAGGTTCAGAAGAATGCGGAAATGGGGATGCATGCGCTGGAGGTCATTAACCCGAAGGTGTACGACGATTCGATGGCGCTGATGCTGGCGCGGGAATCCTTTAAATATGGGGAACTTCACGACCGCGCGAGGGCGGTGCTGTTTTCGAAAAACCAGACGCCGGACCCAGTCAACAAGGTAAAGCAGCTGATGCTGACTGCGTCCATTCATGGGAACACGCTGTTTAATGCCACTACGAGCCATATGGCGGAAATGCTGATCCGCGGCAGCAGCATGGGGATGACCAGTCTCTGGAAAGCGATGAACCGGAATGAAAAAGCGGATGGACAAGCGCTGGAGCTTGCCGGGGAGCTGCTGGATTTTGAGGAAAACAATATTCGAGAGCTGAAAAAGTATCTTTAACGCAAAAGCAGTTCAAAAAAATTCGGAAATTTTTTAGTTTAATGTGATAAAGTGCTTGCATTGAAAAAACAATAAGTATATAATAGCTTCGAAACTGAACAACTGGACAAGGAGGAAAGATTTATGTCATATGTTGATGAGGTGATTGCGCAGGTTGTTGAGAAAAACCCTGTTCAGCCCGAATTCCATCAGGCAGTAAAAGAAGTACTGGAGTCTCTGCGCGTCGTTGTAGAGGCAAACGAAGAAGAATTTCGTAAAAACGCGCTCCTGGAGAGACTGACGAATCCGGAAAGACAGATTATGTTCCGCGTTCCCTGGGTAGACGATAAGGGACAGGTTCAGGTAAACACTGGTTTCCGCGTACAGTTTAACAGTGCAATCGGACCCTACAAGGGCGGACTGCGTTTCCATCCTTCCGTAAATCTTGGTATTATCAAATTCCTGGGCTTTGAACAGGTATTTAAAAATTCGCTGACAGGTCTTCCGATCGGCGGCGGTAAGGGCGGCAGCGATTTTGATCCGAAGGGCAAATCTGATCGTGAGATCATGGCATTTTGCCAGAGCTTTATGACAGAGCTGTATCGTCATATCGGTGCAGACACAGACGTTCCTGCCGGTGATATCGGTGTAGGCGGTCGTGAGATCGGATATTTATATGGACAGTACAAGAGAATCCGCGGTCTGTATGAAGGTGTGCTGACCGGAAAAGGCCTTACCTACGGCGGCTCTCTTGCTAGAAAAGAAGCAACCGGCTATGGTCTGCTGTACATGACCCGTGAAATGCTGAAGGAAAATGGCATTGAACTCGCAGGAAAGACTGCAATTGTTTCCGGTGCCGGAAACGTTGCGATCTATGCAATTGAAAAAGCATATCAGCTGGGTGCAAAGCCTGTTACTGCCACAGATTCCACCGGCTGGATCTATGATCCGGAAGGTGTTGATCTGGAAGCATTAAAAGAGATCAAGGAAGTGAAACGTGCAAGACTTTCTGAGTACACCAAGTATCGTCCGAACGCGGAATATCATGAGGGCAAGGGCGTATGGAGTGTGAAAGCTGATATCGCACTTCCCTGTGCGACTCAGAATGAGCTGCAGTTAGAGGATGCGAAGGCACTGGTTGCAAATGGTGTGATCGCTGTCTGCGAGGGTGCTAACATGCCTACCACTCTGGAAGCTACCCAGTATCTGCAGGAAAATGGCGTTTTATTCGTTCCCGGCAAGGCAGCAAACGCAGGCGGCGTAGCTACCAGTGCACTGGAGATGAGCCAGAACAGCGAACGTTTGAGCTGGACATTCGAGGAAGTAGATGCAAAGCTGCAGCAGATCATGATCAACATCTTCCACAACATGGATGATGCAGCCAAGAAATATGGCAAAGCAGGAAATTATGTTGCAGGCGCAAACATTGCAGGCTTCGAGAAAGTCGTAGATGCGATGTTAGCACAGGGTGTGTGCTAATCAACAAAAACGAACCCCGGAAATTCAATGTTTCCGGGGTTTTATTGTGCGTATTTTTGAAGAAAGTGTTCGTTGGTTTGAGTAGATTTTTGATAGTAATATGCGTGCAATATGCGCGTAATATACACGCAAGATACAACTCATTTTGTATAATATACGCATAATATACTGGGATTTTGAGCATATTTATACAGAAAAAAAGGGAGGCATAACCTCCCTTAAATTTTATTGACTTCATCAATGAGCTGTTGTATAGATTTGTGCGTGTAGGTTCCTTTTGTAACATCATTTTTCATGCTATGCCCCATTATCAGTTTTATGCAAACATCATTTGCGCCAACATCATCCATCAACGATGCAAAGGTGTGGCGGCCGTCATGCGGTAGATGCTGCATACCGAGTCTGTTCATAACGGTGTTGAAATTTGCACTCACATACGAACCGTAGGTGTAGTGGTTTCCGTACTTATTATTCACAAGAAATCTTCTGTTCGGATCGAACCGATTCTTTATTAGTGGCAAAATTTTGTCTGCGATTGGTATTGTTCTGTCTGTGCCGGCCTCTGTTTTCATTCCTCCAATCATGTATTGTTCATCCAGATGCACATTATCCGTGGTTATCTCCAAAAGTTCCGTAGGTCTTAGGCCGGTGTAGATTGTAATGAGAATGAGGTCCACATTGTTTATCACATACAGTTTAGACCAAAGGGTTGCAATTTCTTCATTGGTATATCTGCTATGGATTTGTTCTGTCGGATCAACCCATGAGTATACAAAGAACTGAGACAAATCTTTTTCTATATAGTTGTTCATCAGGGCATACTTGTATAGATTGTTAAGAACCGTGCGGATATTAGAGACAGTAGAGTTTGATTTACAGGTCCATTTATTGATACACTCCTGGACCTCATCAGTTCGTAGGGCATTAAATTTCTTGTGGTGCAAATCTGATAAGTGGTTGAAAGCAATCTCATAGTTCCGCCAGGTGTTTGATGAAATCTTATCCGGCAGAGCCTTTCGATAATTTTTCCACTTTCCATACATCTCTGCAAAAGTAGGTGTCTCAGCGTATTTAATATGTTCCGCAACCACATCGGCATTATTCAATTCCGACAGAAAAGCATAGGCGTGTTCCTGTTTGGCGAAGTATTCAAGGTATTTGAATGTTTGCCGGTAAGCTATGGAATACTCATAGCCCTCTTCTTGCATCAGAGTCTCAGCGAACTCACAGATGGCATCTGAGGAAATGGCAGCCCACATCTGAGCTTTTCTTTTCCATTTGAAGTTATACCGTTTGAGTTCCCGGAGGATATTAGACGGCGGATCTTTCGGAGCATCAATCTCTACAAATTCCGCAATTTCAGAAGTTCGGACGGCATAAGGCTTACGCCTCTTGCCTTTTAGTTTGATTACACTACCGTAACCGTTTGGCAGACGCATAATATCATCCTCCTTTTCCTAAAAATGGGCGTAAAAATGCCCGGTATATTGTTTTTCTACCGGGAAGATGATATAATGTAAGGTGTTCAATCGAACATTCATCGGATCTTTCCGGTGTGTGTTTATAGATGCCGTCTCTGTTAGCAGCAGAGGCGGTTTTCTATTTTAGTATTTTTGTCGATTTTCAACGACTCTACCAATGATTCTCACTGGCTTATTCTCAATTTCCTCATTTGAATAAAACATAGGCTCATAGGTCTGATTAAAAGGAATGAGTCTGATTCCGCTAGGGAACTTTGCCAACTTTTTGCAAGTGGCACTGTCTCCATTGACTAACACAATGACAAGATCGCCTGATTCTGCATAGTTCTGTTTGCGGACAATCACAACATCCCCATTGCAGATACGAGGCTCCATGGAATCTCCCTTTATTTTCAAAGCAAAGAAATCCCCAGTGTGAGCCAATTCTTCTGATATTTCCTCATAATCAATAACATCCTCAATGGCTTCAATAGGAACTCCGGCTGCCACGTTACCAAGCACAGGAATACGGATAGCCTTTTTGGCCATCTTCACTTTCTCCGGTTCTGCGTCAACTTTCGTATTATCGTCAAGCTGAGAGAATAATTCGTCAAATGTCATAAACATTCCGTTTGCAGCTTTCTTTATAGATTGAATAGACGGAACAGGCGGTTCTCCTGTTTTTGGATTGAGATTATTTTCGAGCTGTGATATGTACCCTTTACTTATTTTACTAGCCTTAGAAAAGTCATCCATACTCATGCTGTTTGTCTCTCTGTATGCCTTTATTATCTGCCCTAATGTCATAAGAAAACCTCCTTTCAATGTTTAGTCCATTATACAATGTACTGTGCAAAAAGTCAATTTTTTTGTAAAATGTGCTTGACAATAAATGTTTAGTCGGCTATACTCAAATTGTTCAGTCGAGCAAACATCGGACAAAGAAAGGAGGCGCAGTAATGGCGTATCGAATCAGAGAACTTAGAGAAAAGAAGAAACTTACCCAGGAACAGTTAGCTCAAATGTCTGGCGTAAGCAGAACAACCATAGTTCTGCTTGAAAACAACGAAGAGCATGAGGCTATGGTCGGTACTCTGAAATCGTTGGCGGCGGCTTTGAATGTCCCTGTCAGCAAACTTTTTACCCAAAAAGTTTAGTCGAGCAAACACGAAAAGGATAATCCACAACGAACTAAGGCACAGCAAAACGAACAGATTGAGGTAAGAAGCAATGAACAATGAGAGAGTAACACCAAAAAATGCGGCGAAAGAGTTGCAAATGGATGTGATTACGCTCCGTGAACTTATGAAAAGGGAGAAATTGCCTATTGGATATGCCATAAAGCGAGAGGGTAAATCCAAGTGGGGATTTTACATATATCGCCACCTTTTGGATCAGGAGAAAGAACGACTTGGTATAGGTTAAGCATCCGCAAGGATTGTTTAATAGATATTTTTGAGGAAAGGAGACGCACCATGAGAAAAGGTACAGTTAAATGGTTCAACGCCGCAAAGGGCTACGGTTTCATTACCGGCGAAGATGGAGTTGACGTGTTCTGCCATTTCAGCGCATTACAGATGGACGGTTACAAGACTCTCGTAGAGGGACAGCCCGTAGAATTTGATGTTGTTGACGGAACCAAGGGACCGCAGGCATCCAACGTAACAGTAATTCAGTAGCAGTTTAGGGGTAAGGCATTGCCGAACCCCATAAACAGAGAAAGGAAAATCCACCATGAAGATTTCAAAAATCACAATTAAGAGTCTTTTCGGAATCAAGGAATGGAGCGGAGACGGTAAGAATATTGAACTTGTCGGAGATAACGGAACCGGTAAAACATCCGTTATTGATGCAATCAGATATGCCCTTACCAACGCATCAGACCGTGAGTACATTATCAAAAACGGAGAGACAGAGGGAGAGATTTTCATTGAGACAGATAGTGGTCTCTCCATAGACAGAAAACCGAGACAGGGAATGACGGATTATAAATCTGTAAAGCAGAACGGCAATGTTGTTCCCAGCCCTGAAACATTTCTGAAAACCATATTCACTCCGTTGCAGCTTTCTCCTATGGAGTTCATCTCTATGGATAAGAAAACCCAAAATGCAACGATTCTGGATATGATTCAGTACGATTGGAACCTTGACACAATCAAAGAATGGTTCGGAGAGCTGCCGCCGGATGTGAATTACGAACAGAACATTTTAGCAGTTCTGAATGACATTCAGGCAGAAAACGGTTACTACTTCACGCACAGACAGGATGTAAACCGGGACATTCGTGCCAAGAAAGCTGTTATTGCCGATATTGGAAGTTCTCTTCCTATCGACTATGACGGAGAGAGATGGGAGAAAGAAAACCTCTCAGAACTCTATACGGAGATTGAGAAGATCCGTAAAAACAATGAAACCATTGAAAAGGCAAAACGTCTCAGAGACAGCCACGATGGAAAAATCAGAGGTTTTCAGGCAGACAAGGAAGTGAAACTGGCTGCACTCGACAGAGAGATGGCTTCACAGGAGAAGAACATTGAGAGTGAACTGGCAAAACTGAAAGAACAGATTAAAAATCTGGAAGAAAAGAAAGCCGGTCTCTCAGGAGCAAAGGAAGATAAGGCAAAAGTTATCAGTGCTGAGTATGAGGCTGCCGTTTCCAAGTATGAGTCTGAGGAACAGTCCTACGCAGAATACGCAGATATGGAAATCACACCTATTGACGATCTCATGGCAAAGGCCAATGAGACGGAGAAGATGAAAGGCCATATCAATGAATGGCGCAGAATGTTGTCTATTCAGGAGGAAGTAGCCACCTTGCAGAAAGAGTCCAATTCTCTGACAGAGAAGATTGAGCTGGCAAGAACTCTTCCGGGAACAATTCTGGAAACAGCAGAAATCCCGATTGAGGGATTATCCGTCAAGGACGGAATACCTCTTATCAATGGACTTCCGGTAAGTAATCTCTCTGAGGGAGAAAAATTGGACCTCTGCATTGATGTGGCAATTCAGAATCCGTCCGGCTTACAGATCATCCTTATTGATGGTACTGAGAAACTGTCTGAGGAAAACCGCACACGTCTCTATGAGAAGTGCAAAAAGAAAGGGTTGCAGTTCATAGCAACCAGAACCACAAGCAACAATGAATTAACAGTTATTGAACTGTAGGAGGAAACACTATGGCAGGAAAGAATGATAACTTTGACGCACTTATGGCAATGATGGCACTCAAACACATTATGGATGATACGAAAGATATTGAAATCCATCCGTTCACTTGTGAAGTGGTCGTAACGCCTACATCAATCAGTTGCAGTTCTTCTGGAAATAAGGCATTTCTCGAAGATATTGACGGTGGAATGGAGTGGGCGGAGGAAACAGACAACCTCATCAAAGATATTATGTCTGAGCAGACAATAAAGCTCACTGATTTGATGAAAAAGAAATTTGGTTTCGATACCGTCAAAGTTAAGCACGACTCCGAAGATGGTTTTGCGGATTTTTTGAAAAACCTTCTCGGGGGGGGTGGTACAGACGATAGCGAATAAAATAAATAATCTGCCTGCCATAGCCTTTTCTTGGTAGGCAGATTCATAAAAATACAAGGAGGTTATTTATGGCAACAAAAGACACAAATTATTTAGTTGCAGTCCATAAAGGACTGGACGAAAGCCTTGAAAAACAGGTTGCAGCTCTGCCGGAAAAATTCAACAAGCAGAGATTTTTACAGAACTGCATGACGGTTCTGCAGGACGGACAGGCTGATTTTTCAAAATGCGAAGCACCTACAGTAGTGAGAACTCTCTTAAAGGGCGCATTTCTCGGTCTCGATTTTTTCAATGGAGAGTGTTACGCAATCCCTTACGGAAATCAGTGTCAGTTCCAGACTGATTACAAGGGAGAGATCAAACTGTGCAAGAGATATTCGAGCAATCCTATTCAGGACATCTACGCAAAGGTAGTCCGTGAGGGAGATAAGTTTGAGGAAGTAATCGAAAACGGTAAGCAGTATGTCAATTTCAGACCTAAGACTTTTTCAAACGGAGAGATTATCGGTGCATTTGCGGTAGTCCTCTACAAAGACGGTTCCATGATGTACGACACCATGAGCAAAGAGGACATTGAACATACCAGACAGACATTCTCAAAGGCAGCAAACAGTAAGGCGTGGAAAGAAAGTTACGGAGAGATGTGTAAGAAAACAGTTCTCCGCCGACTGTGTAAGTTGATTGATCTCAACTTTGATACCGCAGAACAGTGTCAGGCATTTGAAGATGGTTCGGCATTTGATGTTAAGGAAAAGCCGAAAGAGAAGTATCAGGCACAGGATATTTACCAGTCTCACGATCAGAGTTCTCATAACGCAGATGAGAGTTCTGATGGTGTGATTGACGGAACATTCAAGGAAGTAGATGAGTAATCTTCTTAAACTTACCCCGGAGAACTATTACACCAAAGAAGCCAATATGCAGTATGTGTCCGTTTCTCAGTACAAAGAGTTCAACGGCACGACTGGAAAAATGGGTTGTGAAGCATACGCTATGGCGAAGCTCCGGGGAGAAGTCGAGGAAGTAACCACAACTGCGTTAATGGTAGGCTCCTACGTGGATGCCTACTTTGAGGGTACACTTCCTACATTTTCCGCTCAGCACCCAGAAATCTTTTCATCCAGAGGTAAAACCGCCGGAGAATTGAAAGCCGAGTACAAACAGGCCTCTGCAATGATTGACAGGGCGGAAAAAGACAAAGTTTTTATGCAGTATATGGCCGGAGATAAACAGGTAATTATGACCGGGGAAATCAATGGCATACCGGTAAAAATCAAAATTGATAGTTGTGATGGAAAAAGGATCACTGACTTAAAAACCGTAAAATCTGTTACAGAAACTTTTTATGCAAAGGACCTGGGGCAGAGACTTAATTTCTGCGAATGGTGGGGATATGACCTCCAAGGGGCTGTTTATAGAGAAATATATAGGCAGAACACGGGTAAATTGTTACCGTTTTATATTTGTGCAATTAGCAAAGATAAGACTTCTCCAGGAAATATACCTCATCCGAGAATTAAGGTTATTGAAATTCCACCTATGGTTATGGATGAGAAACTGGCAGAGTTCCAAAGCAACATCATCAAGGTTCAACGCCTGAAAGATGGAGAAATTGAACCTCTGAGATGCGAGGTATGCGATTACTGTGCCGACACTGAGGTTTTGGATGGACCTATATCAATGGATATGCTTATGGGAGAGATTTAATGAGAGATTCAATTATTGTGGATATGAAATATGCGGATCTTGATATTATCAACGGTCAGTATGGGGTTGAGAGGCATCACTGCCTCGGAGGCCCCAACCGAAAAAAAGCAGATGAAGATGGTTTATGGGTTCCACTCACACCAGAACATCACAGAACGGGGAAGATAAGCGCACACCAGAGCACAGAAGTACAAAAACTGTTGCAGATAATAGCGCAGCTCTCCTACGAACTCAATGAGGTATCACAAGGACTTACCGTGGATGAAGCACGGAAAAAGTTCTTTGATAGATACAGAAAATTCTACATTTAGGAAAGGAAGTGATAAAAGTGGCAGAGAAACTTACATTGGCATCTATGTGTGCCGGAGGCGTTCAGGAAAGAATCGACAGAGCGTTGGCAAAGATTTCTGACAACATTCTCAATTTGAATACGGATGCCAAGAAGAAAAGAACTCTCGACATTAAGATTGTTCTCACTCCGTCAGAGGATGATAGAGAAGATGTTGCTGTTGAGGTTCAGACTTCCGTTAAGCTGGCTCCTGAGATGGGACTGAAAACTCAGTTGTTCATCAATAAGGATTTCAGAAGTGGTGTTACAACCCTTACTGAACATTCCAAAGGTGCGATCAAAGGACAGCTTACCTTGGACGATTGCGGTATGAGCATGAACCCGGAGGAAGTTGAGGAAGAAAATCCGGTAACAGCAGAGGAACTTGGTTGCGATCCTGAAACCGGAGAGGTTATTGAAAAACAGCCAGAGCAGAAAACTGAACACAAGGTTATTAGCCTGAAAGCGGTTAATGATTAAAGGAGGACATAATGAATTTTGGAAAAGCAATAGAAGCGATGAAGTCTGGTAAGAAAGTTGCAAGGCAGGGATGGAACGGAAAGAACCAGTACATTGAACTTGCAACTAATATCAGCTATAAAAACGCCGGTGGCGATATTGTGAACTGCGAACATGATGCTATCGGAAACAAAGCAATCGCATTTGTCGGAACATCCGGCGTACAGATGGGATGGCTCGCATCTCAGGCTGATATGTTGGCTGAGGATTGGCAGATCGTACAGTAACAGGAGGAAAATATGTTAAAAGCAGCTATTGAGAAAATTCTTTCTCTCGATGCTCCCCATATTGAGGAAATTGAGGGAAGAACCTATGTAGACAAAGATATGACACAGATCGGCAAGGAACTCAGAGCAACCAGTATCACAATGAGTAATCTGAGCAGCCTTGTGGATTTCATCAAAAAGAGTAAAGCAGATTTCAAGACAGGTCATTACATCGCTCAGGTGGTATCTCCTACTGAGGTTCGTCTGTTTTCAAGTCTGGATGCAGACCGCCAGAGAGAAACACTGGCAGTTGTCAAAGCAGAGATCCCGGAGTTTTCATTCGGTCAGTTCATTGGAAACGAAGAGTTTGTTATCGGTGTGCAGTCCAAGTTCTTAAACGAGGATGCTGAGGCAAATGATAAGCCGATCATCTTACAGTTTGCCGGAAATGTTAAGGCTGGCACTGTTGCGGAATACGGAGACACCGGAGTAGGACAGAAAGCAGCAATCAAGAAAGGCGTTGCCTCTCTGCAGGAAGTTGAAGTTCCGAGTCCTTGCCGCCTGATGCCGTACAGAACCTTTACAGAAGTTGCACAGCCTATGAGTAACTTTATTTTCAGAGTAAAGGACAATGATTGCTATGGCGTTACCTGTGCCTTATTTGAGGCAGACGGAGGTGCATGGAAGAATGAGGCGAAAGCCAACATCAAAGCGTATCTCGAAAAAGAACTTGCGGATGTATCAAACATTTTCGTGATTTCCTAAATAATCGTAACCCGTAAATATGTTTCTGCAATTATCTCCTAAGATTGGTCTCTGAGGAAAATATGTCACGAAAACCGCAGAACACACAAACGGTTTACCTCCTTTTAAGAAATTCGATTAGTTAAATGGTATAAACCCCTGACAAGGATCTTTTGTTAAATTACCCAGGAGCCGTCATTCCGGCGGCTCCACCCATAATGAAAGAAAGGAGGGCTTAGGGATGCACAAGGTTGTTATCAAAGGAAATTATTACGGCAGAACCAGAACCTTACCGGATCTTAACGATTACCTACATGAGTGTGCAAGGCATCCTCAGATGGGTGCAAAAATGAAAAGAGATTACCAGATGATCGTGTGTAACGCTATCAGGACACAGTTGCCGAGACTTACGATTACAAACCCTATCATCATTCATTACAACTTCTATGAGCCGGATAAACAGCGTGACAAGGGCAATATTTTTTCCTTTGCAGACAAAGTTTTCCAGGATGCTTTACAGAAATGCGGAGTGATTAAAAACGATGGATGGAAAGAAATCGAAAACTTTACGCATGACTTCTATGTGGATAAGAAAAACCCAAGGATTGAGATATTCCTTGAAGAGATAGAGAAAGGACCGTTCGATGGCTGAGAAAAAGTATTTTTGGCTCAAAATGCCCCGGAACTTCTTTGAAAAACACTATATCAAGATACTTAGAGCAAAGGATAATGGCGATCTTTTGGTTATGTTCTATATATGGATGATTACAGAGTCAATCGACCATGAGGGCAAACTGCGATTTTCCGAAGATATTCCGTATGACGCAGAAATGTTGGCGGAAGCATCCGGTTTTGCGTTACAGATTGTTACACAAGCGTTACAACAATTTTCAAAATTACAGCTTGTGGTTACGGAAAGTGACGGCACACTATTTTTACCAAAATCTCTGAAAATGATTGGGTCTGAATCGGCATCCGCACAGAGGGTTAGGGAGTATCGGGAGAGAGAAAAAAACAAGACAAAACCCACTGAGACACCAGAAAACGCTGAATGTAACGAACGTGTAACAGAGAGTAACGTTAATGTTCAAAAAGGTAACATAGAGAAAGAGTTAGAGAAAGAGTTAGAGAAAGAAAATAAAAAAGGGGGAAAGAGGGAAACTACCCAATCAATTTTTGAAAGGCTTCTCCCTGAGTACACCATCTCTGATGTAATGGCAGATAAACTTCGCGAATGGTTCAAGTATAAGACGGAACGGAAAGACGGATATAAGGAACAGGGCATGAAGTCGTTGTTAAAACAGGTTGCCAATAAGGTCTCTGTCTATGGAGATACTGCCGTATGCAATCTTATTGATGAATGTATGTCGAATGGATGGAAAGGCATTATTTGGGATAAATTGCAATCATCTTCTGCATACAGAAATAGCGGAGATCGCATTGGAAACAGAGTAAAGGATGTGGATGGCTGGTAATGGAAAGAGAAGAATTTAAGATTTTGGTAAAAGCTATGAAAGCGGTCTACGCACAGCCGACATTCATACCAGATAAAGACGCTTTCGATGTGTGGTATGGATTATTACAAGATCTTCCGTATGAGCAGGCAAACTTGGCAATACAAAAGTACATGACGAGTGAACGTTTTCCTCCAACCATCGCAGATATTCGCACTAAAGCAACGGAGATTATTGCTCCGGCGGAAGAAAGCATGAGCGAACTGCAGGCATGGGCGTTGGTACAGAGGGCGTTAAGGAACTCCGGTTACAACTCAGAAGAGGAATTTGCAAAACTGCCAGAGGCGTGCCAAAGAGCTGTTGGAACGGCGGCAAACCTCAAAGAGTGGGCGTTGATGGATTCAGACCAAGTGGCAACCATTGAACAGTCGCACTTTATCAGGAACTATCGGACTTCGGTGCAGCGGATGAAAGAAGAGGCACGTCTGCCGGAGAATGTAAGGATGCTCATAGCCGATATGGGGAAGAAACACACAGCACTTATGGAAAAAGCAGTAGACCCACAGATAGAAATGCAAAAAATTGAAGTGCCGGAGGAAAAGACCGAACCACCATCCGGTATGTCAAACGAAACCAGAAAGAGACTGGATGAAATGTATGAGAAGTTCGGTAGAAAATAGACGGAGGAAAGGGCAGCGCGCATAAATCCTGGGAACCTCTGAAATGGATTGAGAAAATTATCATACAAAGAGATGAGGGAAAGAGGATTGTGTCCGAAGTGTGGCAAAGAAAACCCAACGCCGGAAAGATCCATGTGCCCTGAATGTGCGGCAAGAAATTCTGAATTACGCAAGCAGAATCGAAAATACCATGAAAGGATTGGGATATGCACTCATTGTGGGAAAAATCCAGCAGAACCTAACAAAAAGCTATGTTATGAGTGCTTGGGTCAATTTCAAGATAGTTATTCGGAAAAAGGGAAAACCGATGAACAGAAAGAGAAAGATCGGCTGAGGAAAAGGCAGTTAAAACAGACACGCATCGAAAACGGACTATGCCCCAGATGCGGAAAACATCAATCACAGAATGGTGGTTTATGCCAGAGATGCAGGGCGTATCTGAAAAATTACAGAGACAAAAACCGATGCGATTTGTCACGTTCAGAGAGACCGGACTACGGCATTTGCTATATATGTGGCAAAAATCCAACAATGAAAGGGAAAAAGGTGTGCGATAAGTGTTATGAAACACGGCTGAGTACCTTACCGGCAATGTGGGAAAATGCGAATAATGACTACTTCCGGCAGCTTAATTATGCGAGATTTTGCATGATAAAAAATCAAAGAAAGGAGAAAACGAGTGGATCAGATTTCAATGTTTGATTTAATGTACCCAACATTTAAGACTGACAACCCAGTGCGATTGATAGAATTGTTTGCCGGGGTTGGTTCTCAGGCGATGGCACTTCGTAATCTTGGCGTACCGTTTGAACATTACCTTATGTCTGAATGGGAAATGCACGCCACGGCATCATACAAAGCTATTCACATGGCGGACGATGATACGGATTACAGTGCAGAAATGAGTTCTGAGGATGTCATACAGGCACTTACTCAGTTGGGAATATCCGTGGATGGAAAGAAACCTCTCACGGAAGAGCAGATAAGGAGTCATTCATACAGTGACGCATGGCGCAGAGAATGTTACAACAACATAAAAGCCACGCACAACCTTGTCAACATTTGCTCAATGAGGGGGGGTGATCTGGCAATAACGAATACTGACAGATACACCTACCTTATGACGTATTCGTTTCCATAAGACCTTGTCAGGACTTATCACTCGCCGGAAAGATGCGAGGAATGAAAAAAGGATCAGGAACACGTTCCGGGTTACTGTGGGAAGTTGAAAGACTTCTGAATGAGACAGAAAATCTTCCCCAGATACTTCTCATGGAGAATGTGCCACAGGTTATCAGCGCAGACAACATAGACGATTTTCATAGCTGGTGCAGCTTTCTTGAAAGCAAGGGATATAAGTGTTATACGCAGATCCTCAATGCAAAGGATTACGGAGTGGCACAGAACAGAGAACGTTGTTTCATGGTATCTATTTTGGGAGATTATAATTACAAATTTCCGCAGCCGGTTCCACTGGATAAGACAATGAAAGATTATTTGGAGGACGAGGTAGACGAAAAGTATTACATCAACTCTGAAAAGGCGCAGAAACTCATCAAGGACTTACGAGAGAGCGGTCAGTTAGACGGTATCTCAAAAACCGTTAGGGGGGGGGCAGAGGCTCAGTAGACCGGCATCATTGGGATGCGGTGTTACAGAAGTAGACAGCTCAGATGAACCATGAGCCGGCCATTGATTGTGGCTCATACGGGAACAGGCGGAGAAAGAGGACGTATAATGTCCCCGGATGGCATATCAGTGGCATTGTCGGCAACGGATTATAAAGATCCACCGAAAGTTTTAGTGGAGGAAAAAGTAAATGGCAGACAGAATAATCGTAGTCGGCTCACTGAACCCGGAAAAAGAAGTCCAGGACAGGGTCCGAGTTTTATCGGGGGGGGTATTTGCCAAGCGATAAGGGCAACAGACTACAAAGATCCTCCGAAAGTGCTTGTGGAATCTACGACCCATACAATAAAGCATTGTACAAAATGATATGTCCTACCCTATTGGCGAGCGACTACAAACATTTGAAATATGTAATTGAGGAACTATGAAATGGCAAATAAGGTACGCTGCATACAACTGGGGAATATCGCCGTAGGAAAGAGTTGGGATAATCCTCAGAGCGGAAGAATTTATTCCGTAGACGGAATTGCCCCGACCTTAAACACTTGTGGGGGGCAATTTAGAACCAAAGATATTAGAAATCAAGGAAAGGAAAGAAGATATTGCAGACCGGGATTAAGAGGTTAGGCAATATTCTCCCCACTTCCACGAGAGAGAACCCAAACCAAGGGCGAGTGTATGATACCGGAGGCATAGCTCCGGCGATTACGAGTGGGGGGGTACTGTACCTTGCATAATAACAGAGACGGAGGCGGAAACGTGGTTGAAAGAATCATTGTTGCAAGCAGAGGGCGAAACCCAAACAATCCATCGGACAGAACCACAGGCGCACCTACGGAGCAGCGGTTAGAACCGAACTCAGAGGGGTTGTGCAACACACTTACTTCCGTCCAAAAAGACAATTATGTTTTGGAAATAAGGACGGTGGATGATGGATAGAGAGTATGTAGGCATCCGGCAGGCAACACAGAAAGGCTATATCGAATGTGAGATTGGAGGAGTTGCGGATTTCTCATACCCAACAAGTAAATTACGGCGCGGAAGAGTGCAAGGCGGCGGCCATGTATGCCCTACACTTACATCCCAAAGCATGGGGATTTGTCGTATTGAAAGAATTGTTCGGGGGGGGCAGGACGGTATGCAGCATAGCGACAATCTCACGGAAAGGAGTACAGAAATGGCAAAGGTAGGGCAGATTTCCAACGAGGGAAGTCAATGCGGATCTGTTTATTCTGATAATGGCAATTCTCCAACGCTGACCGCCGGAACGCATGGAGATGCGAACTCAAAGGTTTACACAGAGTACCGCATAAGAAAGCTAACTCCAAAAGAGTGCTGGCGGCTGATGGATTTCTCAGATGCAGATTTCCATAAGGCGGAGAAAGTAAATAGTAACACACAGCTTTATAAGCAGGCCGGAAACAGTATCGTGGTAAATGTTCTGGTTGCAATCTTAGGGCAGTTATTCATCGGAAAAGAGGATGTATATAGAGACTGCAAGGTAAAGAAATAGGAGGCAATATGCAGAAATTAAAACAGATGGTAGTAATGAGAGAAAGCCACGAAAGAGACGAGGGAACAATGGGATTTCACGATTATGTGACAGTGAAAGAGGACTTCAATAAATTCGTGGATAGAGTAACAGAGGCTTGCGAAACAGTTAATGGCAAATTCTTGGGAGTTTCTTATCCTAACGAAGATACCGCCGTTATTCTGTATAGATGGTCTGACGGATTGCATTAAATTTTTTTGTAGAAAATGTTTAGTCAGACAAACGAAAATGTGAAAGAAAGGAGAAAAATCGGTATGTTAGGAAAAACCGCAAAGGAAAAACAGACAGACGATAAAGAGACTGAGTATGCTTCCTACGAGATTTGCCGGAAGAGCAAAGTCGGAGAGTACATTCAGGCAGGGCAGGAGTTTTTTGTGGCTGATATGAAAAAGAAAAAGATTTACAGTTCCAACGATCTGCGCCTGAGAGAGTTATCGGAAAAAGTAGACTCTGAGGACACATTCGTATTCAAAGAAGCAACTTATATGTAACACCAGAAAGGAGAAACAGAGAAGTGGGTAACAAACACGTTATATCCGACCTATACCAGATGCAGTCCTTGTCGCTTAATGCAAAAGTCAGAATGACACAGCGAAGAATTAGGGAATGGGTAGATGAGTACGGCGAGGATGGTGTGTATATCTCTTTCTCAGGAGGAAAAGACAGTACGGTTCTTCTCAATATTGCAAGAAAATTGTACCCGAACATTAGAGCTGTATTTGTTGACACAGGGCTTGAATACCCGGAAATAAGAGCGTTCGTAAAGGGTTTCGACAATGTGGATTGGATACGTCCAAAGCTGACGTTTCGGGAAGTGATAGGAAAATATGGGTATCCATTTATCAGCAAGGAGGTTTCTGAAACTGTCTACTATGCAAGAAAATACATGAAATCACTTGACGCTATGAAAGAAGAAAATACAATCCCTGAGAGAGAGAGAGAGAGAGAGAGAGAGAGAGAGAGAGAGAGAGAGAGAGAGTTCCGTATTGCGCTCAGATGGCGGATCTAATCGGAGTAGACAGAAGAATAAACAAAGAGAATCCAAACTACAAAATGCTGAAAAAGGGGATTATCCCTAGCACGCCACCGGTTAGATTTCAAATTTTGCTTGGAACATTAAAGCACAAAGAAAAAGGCGTTCAGACAGAGGAAATATCTGAAATGTACAACAAGTCCAGATATAAATTCTTCTTAGATTCGCCGTTTGAAATTTCTGCGATGTGTTGCAAAGTGATGAAAAAATCTCCCATGCACACATACCAAAATACAACAGGCCGTAAACCAATGACGGCTCAAATGGCGAGTGAGAGCAGATTGAGAACGCAGCAGTGGCTTAAAAATGGATGCAATGGATTTAATATGAAATCTCCGATCAGCAACCCTATGAGTTTTTGGACGGAGCAGGATGTACTTCTTTACATACGGCAACTGCAAGATGAATACGACCAAAACTTAACGGTTTGCAACATGGAAGTCCGGAGCAGAGCAGACAAAATTCAGCGAAGAAAAGCCAGAAAATACATCAAAAAGAATCCGAAGAGATTTGAAATCTGTTCTGTATATGGAAAGGTTGTAACAGAGGATGAGGCACACGGTCAAATGACATTAGCTGATGTAAGCAACATGGAAATCTTTGACCTTGGCAGACCGGTTCTCAAAACGACCGGATGTGAGCGCACTGGTTGTATGTTCTGCGGCTATGGATGCCATCTTGAAAAGTCCCCGGGAAGATTTGAAAAGATGAAACTCACTCATCCAAAACAGTATGAGTACATTATGAAACCTTGGAATGAGGGAGGGCTTGGATTCAAGGAAATTATTGATTGGATCAATGAACATGGAAATCTAAATATCAGATATTAGGAGGTAAACAGTATTGACACAGGAGCAGATGAGAAACCTCAACACCATCGTAGAAACGTATGGAAACGATGCACAGGAGGATATGGCTATTGAAGAGTGTTCGGAACTCGTCAAAGCCATTCTGAAATTCCGCCGTAGCGATGAGAAAACAGCGGAAATGAGAGATGCAGTGATTGATGAAATTGCAGATGTACAGATCATGCTCACACAGTTGGGAATTATTTTTAACTGCGTAGCAGAGGTAGAGGAACGAATTGATTTCAAAATCAATCGACAGATGGGGCGAATTAAGGAAAGAGAGGCAAAACGTGATGTTTGTTAAGTCTCAGGATGGAGCGGTAGTTCTGAACAACGACAAGGTAACAGAATACAGCACGGACAGCAAATATGATGGGCGGTACAAAGTTGCTGCCCTCGTAGGAGAAAACAGAGTAGTGATTGGCAGATATTCTACGAAAGAAAAATGCAGAATGGCGATTTCAATGCTTATGGACTGCTACACCATGAATTTGCTGTTTGAAAGAGGACAGGATGAAAACCCCAGAGACTTAGTATGTGAATATGTGGCGGATCAACCACTTGGAGTGTTCGAGATGCCGCAGGAGGATGAAATCGAATAGGAGGACACTATGAGCAAAGAGTTTTATAGAGGGGAAATCTTCTATATCCGCAACGAGAGCGAATATAGCGGAAATGTACAGGGGGGGGGGTAGACCTGCGGTAATCATAAGCAATGATATTGGCAACAATGCAGGACCTATATTGGAAGTGGTTTACCTTACCACCCAGGAAAAGAAACCGTTGCCGACACACGTTAAAATCAACAGTTCAAAATATCCGTCCACCGTGCTTTGCGAGCAGATTGATACGGTAAACAAGGATAAGGTTGGAGATTACATAGGACAGTGTTCTATGGCAGAAATGAAAAAGATCGATTCAGCGTTGGCGGTAAGCATCGGCATTGGAATTAACATCAAATCGAATGATCTGGTAAAGAAGTGGGCGGAAGCTGCAAATGAAGCAGTGAAGCCAGACGAGAAAGAACCTGAACCTATTGCAGAAAAGGTGGAGATGCCGGACGTTGAGACACAGTTGGAAATTGCAAAGATAACTGCTGAGAGGGACGTATACAAACGATTATACGAGGAAGCAATGGCACGGAGATAGGAGGAAACATGGCTCTAATAAAGAGAGACAGAGAAAACTTCTGGATATTAAATTGGCTTGATGAGTACATGGCCGGTCACAAAGGATTTATATGTGGAGGATGTTTCAAAAACATATTCAATAAAGAAAAGGTAAAGGACCTTGATATTTTCTTTGAGAATGAAAGCGATTTTGATGATGCGGTACAGTATTTTGACAGTCAGACACCAGGATATGACGGAGACGATGTAAGAGATGAGAAATATCATTTCCACTACGAAAACGACAATGTAAAGGCATACAAACACATTGAAACAGGTGTTGTGATTGAACTTTGTTGCAAAATATTTGGAAAACCGGAAGAAATTCTGAATAAGTTCGATTTCACAATCACGAAGTTCGCATATTACAAAGAGGAAGTAGAGGATGAAACTGGTGCGGTAGCGAAAAGACAAGAACTTCCGTTTGAAACTCTGGAAGATGAGCATTTCTTAGAGGAAATTGGAATACCGGAAACACACATTGAGTACAAAATCCTGATGGATGATGCGTTTTTTGAACATCTGCATCTTAAACGGATTGTAATTGATAAAGATATTCCGTTTCCAATGAGCACTTTTGAACGGATGCTGAGATATGCAAAGTACGGATATTTCCCATGCAAAGAAACAAAGATGAAGATAATCAATGCACTTAGGGATTTGACAGACGAACAGGTTGAATTATCTGAAAGCCTTTATGACGGCATGGATTAAGGAGGAAATATGAAAAAGACAGCGAGAGTAATTATCACATCAAAGTGCGACCGGAAGTGTCCGGGGTGCTGCAATAGCAAATTGGATTACACATCATTAGCGAAAGTGATTGGCGGTATCACGGCATTAAAGGACTATGAGGAAGTTGTGATTACCGGTGGAGAGCCTATGATAAATCCGGCACAGCTCTACACAGTCATTAAAATGCTCAGAAAGCAGAATAAGAGACAGAAAATCTATCTTTATACGGCTTGTCTGACAATGGACGATCATCCGGTAATTTTAAAACACTTGGATGGTATCACAGTAACAGTCCATGCAGAAGCCACAGATGAGGATATTCGTAACCTGAAATATATGAGTTCCAATCTCTACGATGAGGACTTGGATATGCGCCTGTTTATTGACAAGAGGGTGTACGACAGGTACGACTTATCTAATATCTGCATGAAAACATGGGATGTAGCGAGAAAACTGGAATGGAAAGAAAAGTGCGATCCGGCAGAAAACGAAGAACTGTTTTTGTGGAATCTTTATTAAGGAGGCTGCCATGGAAACTTATAGAGTTGTATCAATTACAGACAGAAAAGGCAATCCGAGAATTGAGGGCAGATACCCTCTCAGAGTAGGGAGAATGTGCAAGAAACCCACTCCAAGAAACGGAGATGCCATGATGATTGAATGGTTGGCTCAGCCGGATGGAACACCGTATGTCGGCATGATTGTTACGAGTACAGTTATCGGATTCAAGACCGAGGATAGAGGAAAATACATTGAAGTAACAACCAGAAATTCAATCTACACATTTGAGAGAGTATGAGAGAAACAGAAACTTTTGAGTATATCCGCCGGAAGTACCCGGACAAGGAAGAAACATGGAGAAAAGTCACACGGCTTGTTAAGTTTGATGAGAATTTGGAAGTAAAGAGTGTGCATGACTTCAACATGGAGTGCTACATATCATCATTTGGCAGACTCATACGGAATGGGATTCTGTGCAATATGGCATACGGAGATAAATACGATATTTCCAGTATGTTCACAGATACGGACGGAAACCAAGTACGGTTTAAGAGACACCAGATTGTTATGCAGACTTTCTTCATGGGAGACAGACGGCGGTATGACACCGTAGACCATATAAATAACATGGAAAGGTTTGATAACAGCATATACAACCTCAGATGGGCGGACAAGGGCGTACAGTGCGGAAACCGCAAGGACAAGCCAGGGAAACACAGAATGGTTATCTGCATAGGCGATGAGGAAGAAATCTTTTTCTCATGCCGGGAGGCGGAACGACTGTACAACCTACCGCCGAACTCGGTCGGTAAGGTATGCCGCGGAGAACTAGAATCCATATATGGTTATAGATTTGGATATTTATAAGGAGATCAGAGATGGGAAAAGATTGGACTGGAAATGGCAAGAGTATTTTTACAACCCTTGGCGCATCCAACCACACAGAGAAAGAAAGAGAGATTAACGACTACTATGCGACAGACCCTATCGCAGTAGACGCATTGTTACAGGGGGGGGGCAGAACTGAATCATAAGATTTGGGAGTGCTCTGCAGGACAAGGACACTTATCAGAACGTCTCATAGAACTCGGTTATGAGGTCCGCAGTACGGATCTTATCGACAGAGGGTATGGAGAGGGTGGAATAGACTTCTTGCAGACAACAAAAATGTGGGATGGCGATATTCTTACCAATCCTCCATACAAGTACGCGAAAGAGTTTATTGAACACGCAATGACGATCATACCGGATGGGAGAAAAGTGTTCATGTTTCTTAAATTACAGTTTTTGGAGGGAAAGGCTAGAGGCGAACTGTTTAAGAAATACCCTCCGAGATATGTATATGTGTCACGCAGCCGTATTCTGTGCGCCAAAAACGGAATGTTTGAGGAAATGAAAGCCGGAGGCGGAAGTGCAGTTGCGTATGCGTGGTATGAGTTTCAAAAAGGTTATAAGGGAGTGAGCATTATTAAGTGGATAAATTAGATTTTGGTTACTACAACATGGACTGCATGGCCGGCATGAAACTTTTCCCTGATAAATACTTTGATGTGGCAATCGTAGACCCACCATACGGAATCAATGCGCCGAACATGGCGATGGGAACCAATAAGAGCCGGACGAAGAACGGTTATCCATCCGAAAGCACCGCAAGCAGATTGAAACGGAGTGGACAGGTAAAGGAATGGGATAGCAAACCGCCAACGGAGGAATACTTCAAAGAATTGTTTCGCGTATCGAAAAATCAGATTATATGGGGCGGAAATTATTTCAATCTGCCACCAACAAAGTGCTTTGTTGTATGGGATAAGGTGCAGCCGTGGGATGCCTTTTCGCAAGCGGAGATTGCGTGGACTTCTTACAATCTCCCGGCAAAACTGTTCAGATACTCAAACACTGGCGGAACAAATTCAGAGAAGCGCATCCATCCAACCCAGAAACCGATAGCATTGTACGAATATCTAGTAGGTGCTTTTAAGCTATCGGGGGGGGTGGTACTTGACACCCATGTAGGATCTGCGTCAAGCCTCATTGCATATCACAGAAACGGCGTGAGGTTTGTAGGGTTTGAGATAGACACCGAGATGTATGAGGTTTCAAATGCGAGACTTGAAAGAGAAAAAGCACAATTATCCCTATTCGATTTAGGGATGGAAAGGAATGGAGATGAGTAGTTTTGTACCGATTTATGCGGTTGATTTTGACGGAACACTCTGCGAAAGTAAGTGGCCCGGAATTGGCGCGCCGAACAAAAAACTGATACAGCATCTTATTCAACGCAGAACAGAGGGAGCAAAAGTGATCCTTTGGACTTGCAGGGTGGAAGAACATCTGAAAGAAGCGGTGGACTGGTGCAGTAAATTTGGCTTAGAGTTCGATGCGGTCAATGATAATCTGCCGGAAAACGTTGAAAAATATGGTAACAATCCAAGAAAAGTGTATGCCACTTGCTATATTGACGATTTGGCTGTGGATAAAAGAAAATACGATCTTCCGTTTCATGCGGACGAAAAGATCGACTATTCAAAATTCGATAAATACCCTCTCGGAAGTGAGTGGATGTTAAAGACGGAATATGCAGAGCTTCCGGTGGTAGTAGAAGAGGTAAATGCTTTTCACGGGTATATCAGTGTAAGAAGCACGAGCGAAGAGGATAAATTTAGATATTTTAAGGTTCGCCGTGATATTGAATGGTTTTATGACAAATTATTTCCAAAGGAGTGATGCGTTTATGAAGAAAAAGAAAATCAATCCGCAAGAATTTGACTGTGGATGCTGTGGAAATCAGATTTATAAGAGCCGCCTTAGAGACGAGGTAAAGTGTTGTTATTGCGGTTATATCAATCATGTAGGGAAATACACAGGTAGGAGGAAGAGACTTGGATAAAACGAAAATAGAGTGGGCTGACAGCACATGGAATCCGATTACCGGCTGCCGTCATAAATGCCATTATTGTTATGCTAGAGGTATTGCAAACCGCTTTGTATCACGGAAAGGATGCCATCTGGTAGAACCTGAGACATACAAACTCGGAGACGATGGTTCTGAAACTTATGAGATCAATGAGCAACCGTATTATGTTGATGATGAGACCGGAAAACAATTCAGATGTGCCTATCCGCATGGATTTGTGCCGACAATCCACAGATACCGCATGGGAGAATACAGAGACAAAAAGAGGCAGAGAAATATCTTTGCCGGTTCAATGTCGGATGTGTTTGGAGAGTGGGTTCCTGATAGATGGATCAGGGAAGTGTTTAATGCTTGTGAGAAAGCTCCACAGCATAATTACCTCTTCCTCACGAAGAATCCTAGAAGATATATGGAGCTGCATCATTATGGAGAATTACCACTCAGAGATAATATGTGGTACGGAACGACAGTCACAGATCCAGATACGGAGTATATGGGGCAGGACGGACACTATGAGTTCCATACGTTTTTGTCAGTAGAGCCTATACTGGCAGACTTCGGAGAGCTGAGTGAGAAATCATACATCCCGGAGTGGATAATCGTAGGAGCTGAGACTGGCAGCAGAAAAGATAAAGTCATACCAAGACGAGAATGGATTGAAAATATTGTGGAGCAGTGCAGAAAGTACAACATACCGGTATTTATGAAACCAAGCCTCACGGACATTTGGGGCGAAGAACTCATTCAAGAGTTTCCGAAAGCCCTTATCCATGCCTGATTTATTCCAGAGCATTGATAAGAATATGGTTAAATCGCCGGTAGCGTACTGCAAAACACACAAAGGGTATCTATCAACGAAGCAAATGAAAGTCCATAAGTGCCTGCAGATAGGATGCACTGGACTGGAAAGATTGGAACATCCCTACTGGGAGGAACGCCAACGGAAAAAGGATGAAGCGAAGAGAAAAAAGAAGCAACAGTAAATTGGTTCATGTTTCATTTGATGAAGTAGAGAGATTTGTTCCGAGAGTTCCGAAACAGATCTGCCCGGATGAGGATAACACCACTCCGAGGATATGCGTAGCACCTAACATATTGAGTGCAATCCAAGCGATGCCGCAAGGCGGAACAGTAGCGTACAACATGGCAAGGATTGGCGTACCGGTTGTTATCCATGCGTATTACATAGAGAGTGATGCTATCCTCATGCCGGAACAGATAGCGGATAAAGTGCCGGATGCCGTTGCCACAGGAGAAATGTGGGTTATGGCAGTTCCGGCAGCAGTCCGCCGAATAGACTACGAGATTGTTGATCCGTATGTGCCTATGAGGATTGATAGGAATGGCACGAGAGAGCGATTTCTTGTATGGTACGGAGAATTGAAAAGGGTTCGGTATCAGGATAATTGGAGAAACCTATCTACCAGAACAGCCAGAAATCAAAAGGCGGTAGAGTGGTTTATGGAAAATAAGCCGGACATATCGTACAGAACATTTATGTCAAATATGGACGATGAACTATTGAAATCATTCCATGTGGAATTACAGGAGGTATGGGAGTGAACAAACAGAAGAAATTAGCAAAGCAGAACACGCCGTTGTATAAGAGAGTACCGACACTTAATCTGGTGGACTACTCAGATATAAAAGTGCCGCTGGTAGTGATATACGACAGTCCGAAAGATTTTCCGGGGAAAGTGGTGGCAAGAGTATGGGACGGAGAGAAAAGCCGGCCAACAAATGTTTACTGCGAATATGAAAACCTCAAAAGATGCGAAGATGATGTAATGTCAGCTGGATTCATGTTCAAATTTCCAAGGACACCGGAGGATGATGCGTGCATTGTTGAAACGTACATGAGATAGGAGGATTGCAATGGCAAAGAAGAGAAGCTGCCGCAGAACAGTAAATGAAGATAAGGTACATGAAAAAACGGTTAAAATCCGCAAAATGACTGATGAACAGTTGGTGCAGTATGTCAATGACAGAGTGGAAAAAGCCAGGAGTGAGGGATTTAATCAGGGAAAGAAATCGGCTACCGGAATGACGGTCAATGATTTTCTGAAAGAAATCTCAAAAATCAAAGGTGTCGGAGATGCCACAATCTGCAAAATCATGGAGCATTTCAGAGAGAAAGGGATTAAGGATGAAAAAGACACCACTACAAATATTTGAGGAACGTAACGAAAAGGATTGTTGTCTTAACTGCAAAAAGCTGATTGTAAAGCAGACAGACGCAGGACATATAAATTTCTGTGGAGAAACAGGAAAGATCATTCTCGATATGTTCCTTGATGTTGGAACTCATTTTCCAAAATGCAAATATGAGAGAAAGGAGTAAGCCATGCGTGTACAGAATCACATACAAATCAAGGCAGTAGCCATCAGAGAAGAGGACGGATTGGAAATCGGAACTGAATATGATGTAGAGGACATTATGATGGGACAGAGCAATACGAGCGTGAGACTGGTAGGAATGAAAGGATCATTTAATAGTATCTCATTCAAATTCATGCACGATGGCAGAGAGATTGATATTTTCAGAAGCCCTTTAATCAATCCGTATATGAGATTTAACGGCAACAATGGGATTTGCTATAAGGAGTAGCTGATGATAAAAACGTGGTATGAGGAATATGAGAAGATAAAGGATAAGGCGATAGTGGTATTTGGATATGAGTGGGAGTCTATGGCAGATGAACAGAAAGAGAAGATCCTAGCAGAGAAAACCGTGATAATGAGCGGAGACAGCGGATATGCCTGCAAACGCTATCAAATTATCGGAAACGCAAACAATCTGTCAGACCATGAATGTGCCATAATAGCGGATGGCGGAAATCTCTGCTTTGGGTACAGAATGGAGGGACAGGAAATCGTTGTATACACAGATTAAAGGAGGACAATATGGAAGCAAGAGAACTGGCAGAAAAGCTCAATGGAAGAGCATACGGAGATAGTTTCGATGATGTACTGGAAGAGGCACAGCAGAGCGGTCTTGTCATTGTGACAGGTGCATCGGATGATTTGATGGAGTTTGACGGAGCAATCCGCGATGAGGGCGGATGCTTTGACGGCGGAAGAGTTTATTTCGATAAAGACGGAGTGGATCAGGAGGGAGAAAAACGCGCAAACTGGATAGATGCCAGATGGTGTGACGGCATGAACCGAGACGGACTTCCGGCAGATTGGACGTATGAGACAGAAATTCCTTGTGAGAGATTTGATATTTGGGAAGATGGAGAGGTCTACTGCGTAGGTTTGGTATTCTCAATCGAGGATTTGAAATGAAAACCGCAGAAACCGTAGCATTGGAAAAGGCAATCAGAAGAGCCACATACAAAATGGGAACATTTGGCTGCTATGAGGTAACGATAGGATATGGCGGCAGAGAACGTGTGGACTACATGACATACGACACCAAGGGCATTTTCCGATGCTACGAGGTCAAGGTATCAAAGGCAGATTTCCATAGTGCAGCAGTTAAATCGTTCGTAGGTCACTACAACTATTATGTGCTTACCAGAGAACTTTACGATCAGGTCAAAGGAGAGATTCCAAACTGGGTTGGTGTGTATATTGGCGATTACTGCGCCAAGAGAGCCAAGAAACAAGATTTATCCGGTAGGGAATACAAGACACGCAGATCAATCAATGGGCGCAGTACAGAGGTATCTACGCCGTGGGAGGATATGCTCAAAGAAAGTATGATCCGGTCACTGTACCGTGACTCAGATAAGCTGATTCAGACTGAGGACGAGCAGTATATAAGCCGCCTCAGAAGCCAGATTGATAAGGCAAGGACTGAAAGGGACAGAGAATCAAAGAAGTACCTCAGATTATGGAAAGCCGTAAGGAAAGAATTTGGCGATGAAAAGGCATGGGAACTCATAGAAAAGGCAGAGGAATAAAACCTCTGCCTTAAATTATTTCCTGCCATTTATGGCAATCGCTACATCATCAAAACCGGAATCGGAGTAGCAAGTACCCTCCTGAGAAAGAGTTGTACCTGGCTGCAATTCTTGGTTATCATCCATAAAAGATAATTCGCTAAAATTAACCATCTTCCCATCTTTAAGGTACACCACATCCATCCACACATAATCTGCGGCGGAAGTTCCGTTGTTTGTCACGGATGCAACAATGCCGCTGTCGGTAGTATTGTAGTCAACGGATAAGTCAGAATAGACAGGAGAGTATTCTTTTTCCTCAGATACGGACAGCGCGTAATCAAAACTATCAATCTTATCCCATTCATCAAATGTGGTCCATATACCGGCTGTTTGCCCTGGAGCAACCGCTTTTGTTCCATCACTGGAAGAACCAACCATACTGCCGGAAGAATCCAATGCGGTCACATTCAGATCAATACTCACAACCTTATCTGAATTGTTTGTTACATACATAACGTAATACATAAAAGAATCATCCACAGTACAGGAATAATCCTGCGTACTCATCAAATCTGCAAGGTCTGTTTTGTCTTTACTTTCTGTCGTAGTCGTTACCGCAGTAGCGCCATTTTTGGTAGATGTACTGCCACCACAACCAGTCAAAAGAACGGCCGACAGTAACAGTATGGCAAAATATCTCATCTTCATAGACATATCCTCCCTATATAAATGTTTAGTCCATTATACATCAATGTGTCTATCAATGCCACATTATTCGCTTGCCTTGAAATTATATATAGGTTTCAGAATCGCAAGAATATCAACGGTTTCTCCAATACATTCCACAATCTCATCAATAGGCTTGTATGCCATCGGTGCCTCATCTATGGTTTCCTCTGACACAGAAGTAGTGTAGATACCGTCCATAGAGTGTGAATAGTCTCTCATGCTGAGAGTTTCCTTTGCTTTCATCCGGGACATAAGCCGTCCGGCTCCGTGCGGCGCAGAACAGTTCCAATCCTCATTTCCCTTACCGGTTCCGAGAATACATCCGTCACGCATATTGATGGGGATAAGAACCTTTTCTCCGTACTTGGCAGAGATAGCACCTTTACGGACGATGTTGGAGTCGTGGTCAATATAATTGTGGATGCACTCAAAGAAGTCCGGCATATCTGCATCAACACCCCATCCCATGTGATTGCATATAATCTGAGCAATCATAACACGGTTCATGTAGGCAAACTTCTGACATATCCTCATATCATGGAGATACTGTTCACGGTACTTACCCTCTAAATAACAGAGGTCTTTCGGCAATTTCGGAGTGACAGCACGGAAGTTTCGGCGCAGCTCCTTGATTGCGGATTCAATCTCAGATTTTCTTCCAGCGGCTTTGTAGTCGGCAATGAGCTTTTCCTGACGATCATACAAATCATCCTTACCGCACATCAACTCATAGGCAAGGTTCTGATAGTAGTCTGCCACCTGTTTCCCAAGATTGCGGCTGCCAGTATGGATAATCAGATACTTATAACCGTCCTCTGTAACATCAACCTCAATGAAATGATTGCCGCCGCCGAGAGTGCCAATAGAGCGTTCGAGACGTTTGGTATCTTTTAATTCCCGGTAACAATAAAGCTCTTTCAATTCTTCAAAACGCATTTGCCGCCCATCATGCACATTTTTCCCACTTGGAACATAGGTGCGGATAACACGATCTAAAGTATTCAATGTAACAGCATTAAAATCCCTATGCCCTAAACTGACGCAAAGCATACCGCATCCAATATCCACGCCAACGATGTTTGGAATTACTTTGTTTCCGAGATCCGCAGTAAAGCCAATGACGCATCCCTTTCCGGCGTGAACATCCGGCATGATACGAACCTTACAGTCCTTAAAGGCATCCTGAGACAGAAGAGTGTTAATCTGTTCCAAAGCCTCATCTTCGATGGTTTTTGCATAAACTTTCAAATTACTCATAGTGATCCTCCTATACTTTGTATGTTTTGTTATTTTCAGAATTTCCGTTGTATTTTGTGAAAGGGCGAACCCATACACGCTTGCCGGTCTTGGTGGTCCGATAGAACCCTCTTACACTTACCTGTTCAGTAGGCTTTGTGTAGTGCCGTTTTGCACCATCTGCAGGAATAGGTCTGCTATCAATGCGGTATGTGGTTATCAGTGGTGTAGCACCGCCGGAACGGCGCAGGCTTTTTCGATGCTTATGAGAAATGCGTTTCTCTTTCTGCTCCGTAGTCTCAATGCAGTTGCGGTAATGAGTTGCAAAACACATGAGAGAGTGGAACTTCAATGCCTCCTTGTATGGCGTTCTGTCAGCGGCAAGAACCATCCGGGCAACATTTCGTTTCTCTTTACTTAATCCGGCAGGAAAGACAATGTTTTCGATTTCCTGAGTTTTCGGATCATACCGATAATTGCAGACATACACACCACCCATATACAGATGCAGCCTGACGAATACACCCTCCTGCTCATAATAGAATTTAATATCTTCCTCCGGCAACTCAACCAATGCGGAGGGGATGGGGATGCGGAACTCTTCGACATCCAACCAATCTTTATTTTGCTGATACCATTCAATGATTTTCTCTGTTTTCTCAATGGTATCGACTATGATTTTATTGCAGTTTGTAATATCAATCATGCCTAAGACCTCCATTTCTTCAATGGTTCCTTATAGCATTTGTCTATTTGGACACGTTCTTATCAAGCGGCATCGTGCGCTCCGCCGGAGATACGCGAATGTCAGGAGATCCCACTATCCTTATCCGGTTTCACATTAAAGCCGGAAAACCTGTCAACCAACAAAGGGATGGTGTATGCCGTTATCAACCCTCATACCGGCGGCAGTTTTCACATTAAAAACTGCCAGAAACCTGTTACACGACACTCAAATAGACAAATCTTATAAGGAACCATTACTATATATGCGCCTCATTTGGGGCGGTAAATAATATCAACGTGGGAATCTAATGCCTGTTCAATCTTTTCGTCCGTAACACCCAAGTAACGAGCCGTAACGGCGGCGGAACTGTGCTGATACAGGCGGCGGACCAGTTCAATGTCCTTTCCGTTCTTGTAGTAAATCTCTGTTCCGAAGTATTTACGGAACGAATGGGTGGATATATCCTCATACCCAGGACCGAGCCAGTCGCAAACCTTTTTCAGATGCTTTTGCACTGCCCGGACACCGATAGGGAATATCAGATCATCGCACTCAATGCCCTCAGAGTCCGCATATTCAAGGAGGAAGTTGTAGACCTGTTCCTGAACCTTGAAACGGCGAACCTTTCCGGTCTTATGCTCAATAATATTAAAAGCGTGACCTGATGGCGTCTTGATAAAAGAGGAACGCCGGAGGGAGAGTGTATCTCCAATACGCAATCCTACATTCGCCTCAATAACGAGGATCGTAGCAATCCTGGGATTAGGCTGTATGCAGTCTCCAATGCCCTCATATAAAGTTTTTATGATAGTCTCATACTGCTCATGCGTACAAGCTGTTGTTGTCTTTCCTGCCATATCAATCTCTCCATTTATACGCCACAGACCTCATCGCGGATCTGCAAATCAATGTCAACAATGTATTCCATATCAACGCCGAGTTTCACTAACTCATGGATATATTTTGTAGTATCGGCTCCACCCTCTGATGTTTCGTAATAGTGACGAGATGCCTGCTTGAACTTCTCAATAGTTTCATCAATGGCACTTCGCCGGATTTCTTCAATCATATAGTTTGTGTGCATCATCATTCCTTGTAATGTATTCATAAAATTCTCCTTACTGATTTTTCATCAATCCGCCAACAATATTATTGATTGCTGTCTCCGAAACGAACCCACCCTGCAGTCTTACAGGAGTAAGAGAACCGTTAGGGAGAAAGAGCATATCGCCATGGCCCATGAGCTTTTCGCCGCCGGCCATATCCAATGCGACCATAGAGTTTGTGACTGTACTAACACGGAGACAGATCTTTGTCGGCATATTCGCCTTAATCAATCCGGTAACAACCTTTGCAACCGGGTACTGTGTAGCGATTACAAGGTGGATGCCACAGGCACGGGCTTTCTGTGCGATTCTTACAATATGTCCCTCAACGGATTTTCCACCCATACTCATAAGGTCGGATAACTCATCAATGAAAACTATGTCACGTCTCATAGGCGCATCTACGAACTTTGTATTGTAGCTGTCAATGTCACGACAGCCGGTAGAGGCAAGAATGGAGTAGCGGCGATCCATCTCAATACAAAGGTTCTTCAATAGATCAACCGCACCGTTTACCTCAGATACAACCGTACACGCTGCAAGGTTCTTGTAATACTCAAACTCTGTTGCTTTGGGGTCAATGATATATAAGTGCATCTGTGCCGGATTCTTTTTCATCAGCAGTGACAAGATGAGGTTATGCAGCACGATTGATTTACCAGATCCGGTCATACCAGAAATAAGAATGTGGCAAGCCTTGGCAATATCAATATAATGTTTGGAACCATCAACCGCCATGCCGATTGCCATTGTAAAACCATCGGTGGACTGGTACTCATTATCAATGAGCATATCGCCCAGGAACACGGTTTCTGTACCGGTTGGAACCTCAATATACACATAGCCATTATCAAATCTCAAAGAGGCGTTGCAATGTAAGGCTGCCTGAAATTCCTTTTCATGTCTCAAAATAGCCTGTACCTGAGTTCCGGGAGCCGGTTCAATAACATACTGTGTAAGGCGTGGCCCCTGGTTGATCTTTGCAAGGGTGGAGCGGAGGCGGAAAGAGTTCAATACACTCAATATGGTTTCGGCTTCGTTCTTTACTCCATGAGATCCCCATGAGGTGTGATAAGTCATATTGCCATCAACGGTAGGGAAGATATACGGCTTTGTAAGTTCATACGCCGGAGCGGTGGCAGCGGTCTGTTTCTCTGCGGACTCTTTCAGTCCTGCATTGAGAAGTGCGCGGGCCTCGCTATGTTTTATGTTTGCGGTCAATGTCTCCATACAGTTAATAAATACACTTTTCTTTCTCATGGTTCTCAATCCTTTCTTTACCGGATGCCGGTAGCACACAATTTACTGTTCAATCTCTGTAACTCTTTCGCGTAGGTGTCAATAGCATCCTGCGATTTCGTATCACACACAAGGCGTTTCGCTTGTCCGGCGTTCTCTATCATCGTCAATACACTATCACTCAATAATGTCTGTTCTCTATCTGTCAATGAAATAACTACCATGTTCATACCCCCTACCACATATCATTACTTGAAAAAGTATTCAAAAGGATCTCATTGTCGGTTTCTGTTATATCCAGATAGTTGCCGGAATCATCAATAATACTCAATGCTTTTTCTTTGGTTATAGGTCTTTTCTCTGCGCCCCTAAAAGCGAAGCCATATCGGAACATCAAAGGCTTTTCGGATGCCTCGACAACTTCCCTCGCTTTGACTCTATCCAATGTACCTTTATAGAATGACATTTCTAACATTTTGTGTTACCTCCATATTACAACGTGTTACATATCGTTACAATGTAACGGATTAGATTAAAATACTCTCAATCAATCGGCGGTTTCCTGGTGTAACCTCTCCGCCGTAGTTGGAAACGGTCAGAATCAGGTCAATAGCCGTTCTCAATCCTCGAAGCTCGGCAGATACCCGGCTGCGCTCATTGTGGTAATTCTTCAACGCCTCACGCTGAATAGGAAGCTCAATAGAAAGCTCAAAGCGTGTGCGGCGCGGTGTGGATGGGTTGTTATAGGTGCGATCCATTGCATCAATGGCAGCCATGCGGCGATCCTCTTCAATGCTCATACGCTTTTCTGTTGCTTCAAGGCTTGACACCTTGGCCTGCAGTAACTCAAAACTGCTCATACCGTTCTCAATTCTCAATGCTGTATTATTCATGGTTTCTTATCCTCTTAAACTCAATATGTTATGCTGTGACTACTTCATAATTTGCCGGAATCCTGGTTACTGGCATATAACGACCGGATGATTGGCAGAACCAGAAAGGGCGTTTGAACTGATACGCTGCGGCGTGTTTCAATAGTTCAATGCTTTCCCCAGTGTGGAGAGTAAAGCGGATCACTGCGCCGACAGGTAAATTTTTCAATGCGTGCGGATCTTTCTTTGCTTCAATGTTCTTTCTGCATCTCTCACGCCAGCTATTGGCATATTCTGAATCAGTAGGGGAGAGAAGAGAGAGGATAGAGGCGGGGCAATGATCCTCACATGGTCCCATGCTTTCTTCCATCGTCTTAACTCCGAAGTTGAAATAATCCCGGTTGCTGGTGTGCGTCAGTGCAACGGCGGCGAACGTCTCAGCCTCTCCGGTGCTCAATTCTGTTATTTTAATAGCTGCATAGTATGTACTTCCTACCATTGCGGACCGTACAACTTCGGCTTTCCTGGTGTCGTTCTGCCAGGTGTAAAGCTCGTCAATCTCTGTTTTCCGGTCAATAGCTCCGGTTCTGGTGTAGTGTGTAGCGTGTGTGTAATCCCATCCCATAATATAAAGGCCTCCTTAATCCTGCACCGGCTCACATTGTAAGCGGTGGTTTTTGTTGAATGTTATCAATATACGTTTTGTGTGGTTCCTCTGTTTGAAATCCTCAAAGAATTTTATCAATGTATCATATTTGAAATAGTGCAAGCCGATTTCTGCATACTCAATATAGCGGCTGTCTGTTATATAGATCCCCTGACAGTTTCCGTATTTCTTGAAAAACTGCATTTTCTCTATGTACTCATCAATATTTACGGTTTGCCCCTCTTGCAGATGTTCCAATACTGCGGAGCGGTTCAGATATTTATAAACCATCCTAAAGCCTCCGATCGCTCAATATATCCGGCGGAGCCGGAGCGGATGATCCGCCGCCGTCCGTCTTACTCTGCACAATGATCCAACTTGTCTTTTATATCCTCAATATCTGAATTGATACGCTCTATACTTGCATAACGCTTATTATTTATTTTTTCTTTGAATGTCTCAAAGTAAGAAAGAACATAAGAAAAATAATTCATCTTGTTAGACACGCCACGCGCCGCGGTTGCGTCCTGACAATTCAAAACGGCGTTAGATAATAAAATTCTAGTTGCGTCAATGCGTTTCTGCAGTTCGGCTATCTCATTTGTATAGTCGGCGTTGTTTGCCTCTGCCTGTTTCCTGGTCCGTCTCAATGTTTCCGCTCGCTCCATCAATGCGAAGCGGTGAGGGCGTAACAAGTAACCGCTTTTGTCGATATGGTCCGCAATATCCGCGGATCGTTTTTCGTTTCCGTAAAATGTGTTATATGGTTCGTATGTGAAACGTGCGCCGCTGCCATCCGTGGCGGTCAATACTAAGGATTTTATATAATCGTTTCCGCGTCCGTCCGTGCTCTTTCTGGCATCGTCCAGAGTATACCGCCGGGAAACATTAAATATTTTTGCTTCTGGTTCTTTTATATAGCCTTTATCCTGGGCGATTATAAAAATGCTTTCGGCCTGTTTCTTGCGCAGTTCCTCAAAGTCTCCAATATTAAAACAATACTCTATATCAAGACCAGGGGCGGCGGCTCTATAATTCCAATAACTAACACCGTCACGGCGACAAGCTGAAAATTTGTTGAGTTTAAGCACCGCAAAATATAAATTTTGCAGACATCGCGAAGCGGTAGGAACAATAAAAACGGAGATTTTACACGCTGCCGGGTTCATTGCCTCAGCTACTGCCTTTTTAACTGTGTTTGCGGTAAATTTCCCGGGCTGCTGTGTGATAAAATACGGACTTCCAAAGTCGAAGCCCTCGACATCATGCAAAAACTGAAAAGCTTTTTTGTTGATAGATAAAAGATTTTTAATATATGCGTTGTTCATGGTTTAGGCCTCCTTTGCTGCCTCTCTGGCGGTTTCTTTAAGCGCGTACTGTTGAAACTCTCCCACGGTTTCAATATGCAGAAAGTCAGGAGAGAACCGGCGCACGGTGTAAGCTCTGCGGCTGCCGTCAAAATTGTTTTCACTGGTAACAAAACAGCGGTTTTTATACAAAGCGGATTCTATACGAGATCCCCAATATTTGAACGTTTCACGGTCGAAGAAATGACCGCCGCCCGTTTTATAAATGGCTTTCGCCTCTGATAATGTCATCATAATATATAAGCCTCCTATATTTTGAGAGGGAGCGCCCCGGAGGGCGCGCGCCTCGTTTCTGTCAATTAGTAATTTTCGTAATATTCATTAAGGGCGGTTTTTTCGTCCTCTGTAAAAATACGGTCAATAGCTGCCGCGGTACGCTTGCAAGCCTTATAGGCCTTTAAGCCTTTGCGAACCTGATCCGCTCCGCCGTCAATATATCCAAACTCTGTTAAAAAGTCCGCCTCATCTGTGCAGCTATCAGCACAAGAAGCATCAGACAAGAGACAATATAAACAATCTTCTTTTGTTGGCTCATGCGTTGCGCTTGGGTTGCATTGATAATCAAAAGTGTAGCGGCGATTATTTGCCGGGTTGATAATGCGGCATTTATAGAGAACGTGGGACGGTGTAAAAAGGTCCTTTTGTTCGTCTGCCTCTGTTGCTGTGAATCTCAAAGAATCAATAATTTTTTCTGCTGTCATGGTCTTTCCCTCTCTTTTCTGTTGTTCCATCCGGGAAAGCCTGTTATAATAGGAGACAAGCCCCGGAGGGGTGGCGGCGGTCCGTGTCGCTTGGTAGGTGTAGCGGATCGCCCTTTTTTATTTGGTTCTCAATAGTCGTTTACGTCAGACTTGCAGATGGCGGCTTGTCGGGGGTTCGCCCGGGCCATTCCCTTTTATGCTGCGTGTATATGGTCAACTCGTTCCAGCCATCGCCCCGGCTCAATAGTTCCGGAGCGGTTCCCGCTTTCCCCTGGGAGCGTCGGGGGCGTTAATCATTGTTAGAGTGCTAACTGCTTTCACTCGATGCCGGGCCGGTTTTATACCGCTTTCCCGATCTCGTGCGGTTCTGAAAGTTTCAAAGTGCTTTCATACTTCCAATAACTCAATTATCTTTTTTATATGTGCGGTGTGAATTGGTACACCCTGGCACAGGTTTACAATTTTCCTTTTGCCTGATATATGCACTTATTACCACAGGGGCAGCCCTCACAGGAGATACAAGCCGGAGGCGGTGGGGCGTGTGTTTCGGTCTCGTCTTAATAAGTGCCGCGCCGCCGTTGCCTTGGTCCGGGTTGATTCCCTTGGTCCGGTCTGCGGCGCGTTGTTCTTTTGGGGTACACCGTGCGCCCTTGCCTACGCTTGTTTATTCTATTGAACGTCCGGCAGTTCGTTGTTGTCCGTTGCGGTTCGTTCTTTATGCTTGTATTGTAAAGCGTATTCTTTACAAAGTCAAGCAGAAAATTTACAAATTATTGCGGTTTGTGAAATATGTATAGCCGACTAAACAAAATAGGGGCGGTTTGTTGTGTAAATTGTACACTTTACAAAGTGCAAGAAAAACCCGGCGCAGTGTTTACCATGTAAACGGCAGACTTGACAGGCGGCGCAGATTCCTATATATTAAAGGGGTACAGAGAGAAAGGAGGGCGGAGCCGGTGCGGTTGAGTTTTGGCGAAAAAATGCGCGTTATGATGAAACGGCGCGGGGTATCGGTGCAAGAGGTGGCGGATCGTCTGGGCGTGTCCCGGCAGAACGTAAACCAGAGACTAAACGCCGACAAGTTCACGCTTGAAGATATGGAGAAATACGCCGCCGCCATTGGTTGCGGAATTGAAATAGAAATAACAGAGCCGCCGGAGGGCGGAGCAGATACACATATAAAATAAATAAGGATAGCCGAAAAAGTAGAACGTAGGGCACAGAGAGAAGCGAAAAATCAGCTTTTCCCGGTGTCCTTTTTATTTTGCCCGTGTGACAGCGTAGGACCGCCACAGAGGGCACAGAGGAAAGGAGGGCGCAGAGATGGCAACAGAAAAGAAAGAAACGGCACAGAGAGACGCGCAAGGCGTGAGAAAGCAGAGCTATAAACGTTTTAAGGAGGGGCGCGACTACGAACCAACGGACGCAGAAACAACGGCGGCTTTGTGTGATGCCTTTTTAACTGGATTCTTACAGACAGAGGAAACGCCGGAGGGCGGAGAGGTACAGAACAAAGGGGGACGCCCTAGAAAGTTGGAAACGGTAGAAGAGTTTACAGAGGTAGCGGAAAAGTACATTTTATATATTAAGGATAGAGCGGCGGAGGGTGTGCGCTTGGTGCCTGATGTAGAGGGCTTTTGTAGTTTTGCCGGGATTTCTAGGGAAACGCTTAATAATTGGGAAACAGCCCGCCCGGGTGCGTATTCTGACACAATAAAAAGACTGAAAACAAGTATAGCAGCATTTAAGAAACAACTTGCCTTTGCTGGCAAGATCCCGCCGATCGTATTCGCTACGGATATGAACAACAACCACGGATATACACAGGCGGCGCAAAAGATAGATCTAAACGTTGGAAAACAGGCGGCAGAACTACCAACAGCGGCAGAGATTGCGCAGCGTTTACCGGTGGAAATGAGCGGAAAAGATCCGGCAGACACGGACGGAGATATAAATATATAGCATTTATGCGGTTTTGCGGTTCGTTTTCTTTTACTTTTACGAACTCCGGCACGTTTCCGGCGGTTCTGGTGTGGCAATCCGTGGACAGGTCCGGCAGCTTATACCCTGGGGCGGGGGTGTAGAGCGGAGCGGATCAGGGGCAACTCACCCCTCTGAGTTCCCAAAAAATTAAAAAGCCCAAAACCACCCCAATCGTAAAATGGCAAAGAACCCTATTACCGTAAACCACCCAATTTACAATGTAAGTATAAACACGGCATCCGAATAACAAAAGGAAAGTGAGGACTTTACAAAACCCCAAAATCCAAAATCGGCGGATGCCTACCGGCATAGAAAGAGAGAAATATGGAACAGAACAAAGAAACAGTAACACAGAATGAGCAGAGAGAGGCGGAGGTATGCAGAGAGAAGAAACAGACCGCATGGGACAAATGGAAAGAGGACACGCTGCGGAAGTTCAACCGGACTGCATGACAGAGGCATACACCGAGGGGATCTCAGAAACACATATCAGAACCAATGCAACGGTATTCCACATATGCCAGATGATAGAGTTCGGAAAACTAACCAAAGAAGAGGGATTGTATCTCATGGTAAATACGCTTGCAGATGAGAACCACCGTCTGAACCAGATGTGCAATGACCTCATAATGAGGATGCCGTCACGTCTGCTCGTAGAAACAATAACAGGCAAAAATTAAAAATCGGCGGAGGCTTACGCCTCATAGGAGGTAAAATCGGATGAACGATGAAAACAGCAATTTCCAAAATTCCCCGGAAAATAAAAAGAGGTCTTGGTACTGGGAAGATAAACCGGTATCTCCGTTTGTGGGAAATGTGTCTATGATGCCGTCACTTATGGTATGCAATGGTTGTCCGGGATGGGGAACTGAGAGATGCCATAGATGTAGTCCGTTATCCGGCGGAGTAAAAAGCGTGTAGGAGGAATTGAAATGCAAATCAAAAAAGAACCGTGGTATAAAAGGCTATTCGACAAGATTTTAGTATCGTGTTTTCTTCCGTGCAAGCATGAGTGGGAAGTGTTGGAAGTCCTCTGGACGGCACATGATTACAGCGGTTTTAAGTACGATGTATGCAGATGTGGGTGTAAGAAATGCGGAGAGATAAGAATTGAGAAATTTTTAGTGTAAAAGACGGAGGTAGAGAGATGGTAAAGACGGTTGTTGCGGTTATCGTAGGGTTAGTTTTGCTCAATACAGCGTGGTTTGTATTGAAAATTGTGATTCTGATAGTGGCAGAGAGAAGAGAATACGAAAAATACAGATACAAAAGCCCTTATCAGTCTCCACACAGAGATGCTTTTATCATGGAGTGCTCAGACCCGAATAGCAGTCCATACGCAAGGCAGTTGGATAAGTGCATCAAAAAGATGGATAGGGAACAGAAACGCATAGCGAAAATCAAATTGAAATCAGACAAGAAACTGTCGAATATGAGCATTTAGAGAATTTTGACGTATCGGAGGATGTGCGAAATGGATAGACCGGTAGAAATCACAAGAAGCTATGCAGAGTGCAAATTCTGTAACGATATTGCTGATATGTGCAATGAGATACCAGATTGTACTCACTGTGAGAATAGAAAAGGAACATGGATAGATACAATCACGAGCCTGCTTGGCACAAAAGCGGTTGTCGTTCTGGAAGATGGCAAAGTGGAGACATATCCACTGGATAGACTTAAAGTTATCACAAAGAGGGAGAGATAATGAAAATTATTGAAGAAATTGGCGAAGCTGCAATGTTGGAACAGCTTGCAGAGGAATGTACCGAACTTGCAAAGGCAGCACTCAAAATGGCAAGGATCATACGAAAAGAGAATCCGACACCTGTAACAGAGAAAGAAGCCATAGCAAATATCAGAGAAGAGTACACGGATGTCGTACAGTGTGCCGGAGAACTTTCATTGACCGTAGATGAGGAACAGATGGCACGCAAACACGAACGGTGGGAAAAGAGAGTGAGGGATAGAACATGATACCATTCAGGCATTGCATAAGGGAACCACACGGATCTGCAGTGAAATTTGAGATACTGGCAGCAGCACCGAATGAGTTTCAGGTACGTTACCCAGATTATGATTACATTAAAATGGGAACCGGACCGTCAGTGATGTATAACAGAGAACAATTACTGTGTTTCCTACTAGCGTATGATAAAGCGGAGTGCCTTGAATTTATGGAAAAGCTGTATCATCACATGGGATGGTCTACTGAAAAGCTGTATGAGAATCCGGCGTTTGCCGAAGTGATAAAGGAGAAAAAGACATGATAGCACGTTTCTTACAGGATATTGTCGTAAACGACATTGAGAAGAATATGGAAATGACTATTGACAAGGGCGAAGAACTTTTTGCAATCGACAGAGGAACCCATTATGAACTGAGAAAGGCTGACGGATGGGGAACTATGGCTCCGAAAGAGTGTGAGGGAGAATATTATGAGATCATCAAATGATTTTTACAAGGAGGAACCATGCAAAGAGTAACAAAACAATATGTATGCGACCGGTGCGGTACAGAAATAGATGGGGAAAACAGCAGTAGGTTTCATAAGAGGTGGTTGAATATATGTGGCATCCATGCCAAGGACGGATTCTTGGACGGAGCAACAAATGTAGATTTATGCCCTAAATGTAGGAAAAGTTTTGATAGGTGGATGAGAAATGGAGGGGATTGAACCATGCACGATACTAAGCCACAGCTCTTTATCATGGATGAATGGCTCGGAGACCCCATACCGCTTGCGGAAATTAAGGAAATATCTGAGCCTACATTGGATGAAGAGTATGATATGCCGGATATTGCTCATCTGAAAGAGGGATTTGAAATACCTTTTGAAGTGAAAATGAAGAAATCTGCCATAAACAAGCTGTTTCAACCGTGTTTTGGCAGAGAACCTTACAGAAATCTCGAAAAATGTGCTAAGTGCATACTGAAAAAGGACTGCATTGTGGCGAAAATCGAGAACAATTTCAACATGAGATTAAGGGCATACCACCCTTGATAATAAATCACAAGGAGGACACCAATGGAAGAGAAAGAAAAGAAACCGTGGAGACCGCCAGAAGCGGTACATTTACCCGATCCGATAGCGTTTGTCATGCAGGGGTTTGAGGGATTACCGAAAGAACGGCTGATACCGCCATTACAAACATTTGACAGAGTGATGCAACACTCGGCATTTACCGAAAACCGATGGTGGGAAAATGCAAGACAGGTAACGGCAGCATCATCGGCAGAACAGTTGCGGAGAGTGAGCATCGAAAGAGCACGCTGTCTCGGAGAACCATGGCCGGATTTTGATGATATACCGGTTGCGAGTATCACAGAGGATTTTTCACAGAAATGCCAAAATGCCACAATCGGATTGTTAAGAGATCAGGTTATAGCATCATGCGCTATTCCGGGAGAAACATTGTTTGGAGACATTTTTAACCAGTTAGGTATTAAGGAGGACAATATGGATAGAAGTTTAGCGGACAAGAAATTTAAGAGAGTAACTATCGAGTGTGAGGACGGCACGACTTACGCAGGAAAGATCAATCATGTATGTGGTAGTCCGTATCGTTGGGACAAACTGTGTGTAGAAGCAATGGTTGAGGACAAGCCTATTGGAGCATACGGCATTGAGAAAGTCCTGTTCCAGAATCCGGCAACAATCGTATTTTGGTCTGATGGCACAAAGACGGTTGTAAACTGCATGGATAATGTGGAAATCAAGAAAAAGGTTGTTGATGGCAAGAAAGTAACCATTCGTAAGCCTAAAAAGGCTGATACCTATTCCGAGGAAGCCGGTCTGGCTATGGCTATCGTGAAGAAATGGGCTGGCAACAACGGAAATTACAACAATATCTTCCGTGAATTTATTCCAGGGATGGCACAGGCTGAAAAAGAGGCAAAGAAAGCTGCCAAGAAAGCTAAAAAGGCACAGAAATCGGAGGAATAACCAATGACGCTGAGGGAATTTGCCAAGGGATATGACGGCAATATTATGCTGAAAGCATTTGAGAATGAGAAATCAACAACTCCGACAGCAATTATGATGACTCAGATTACGGATTCTATCAAGGATGAGGTTCTTGACAAGGAAGTATACAGCTACACAATGGTCTGCGCTTCATTGTTTGAACGGTATCTGAGAGTAAATTTTGAAGCTGTGCCGGAAATCCCAAACGAAACGGAGGAAACCACATGAGAACCTATTTTTTTGACACAGAGTTTACTGGTCTGCGTAAGGACACAACTCTTATCAGCATAGGAATTGTCTCAGACACAGGAGATAGGTTCTATGCAGAGTTGACGGACTATGATGAGGGTATGTGTGATGAATGGATTGAGAAGAATGTTCTCGATCATTTGGTTTTGAGTGGCAATGCGGAGTTAGAAGAAAGTCTGGCAGCCGACAATAAAACAACGACTGCAATCGGCAGTAAGGCAGATGTTTGTTGCGAACTTATGGAATGGCTTGAAATGGACGCTAATTTTGACAGTGATTATGCTGCGGTATTCGTTTCAGATGTCTCACATTACGATATGGTGTTATTGATTGACTTATTGGCAGGAAACGCTATGAAGTTGCCTGAGTTTATTACACCGGCTTGTCACGACATCAATCAGGACATTGCAACGATGCTTGATATTTCAGAAAAGGAAGCTTTTGACATTTCGAGAGAGCAGTTACTTACGGACAGAGGAATTGATTTGCCGAAAGGTCAAAAACACAATGCACTCTACGATGCGGAAGTTATCAAAGCGATATATGAGGACTTTTTCTCTGTGGGGGGGGTAAAACAGGGAGGTAAGAATGGATAAGGGACAAATCTTAATGGATTACCGCCTGGCGAAGAACCATAAGAGACAGATACCCATTCTTGCGGACTTGAATGTGTGCGACATGCAGACAATAGTAGAAATTCTGGAAGAGGGCGGCTACAAGCGTATGTTCAATACGAATGGTGTGGATATTTCCGTGAAGAAAACAGAGATTGAGCAAAAGTATTCTTCCGGGGAATCCATAGCCACCCTTGCAATGGCATATCACATTTCAAAGAAACAGATTAAGGTACTTCTCGGAGTAGAAGAGACGGAGGAAAAAGGAACCATGTCTGAGCAGGAAATGATAAAGAAACTCGGAGAACTTACGAGCGAGGTTGAAAAACTGAAAGCAAACAAGAAATCTCTGGAAGAAAGAAATGCGCAAGTAGAAAAAGAGAATGATGATCTGAGGAAACAGATTGAACAGCTTGAAAGTTTCAATGCAGAGCTGGATGCCACAGTCAAGGAACAGACTGAAATGCTGAACGGTGGAAAGTTATATGAGAACTATCAGGAAGTTTGCATTAAGAACAGCAAGCTCAACGCAACGGTTGATGTCCTGGTAGAGAAAATCAGTATGCTAAAGGCGGTGGGCTGTCATGGATAATGGAATGGAACTCAGAGTGAAAGATTATTGCGCTTTCTGCCCTGATTTTGATGCTGATGTTGATAAGGTTGATATTACTGTATTGGCGGATCGTACACAAAGGGCATTAACGACTATCAGATGCAGACACGCCGAAAAGTGCGAAAGAATATACGGGAGAATACAGGAGGGCAGAACTAATGAAACAACGGTGGTACAAAGTAGTGTTTGAAACCATTGAGAGAAAACCAATCCGCAGAACTGTTACCGTATGCAGCACGGACAGTGTTCATGCGTCTGCTCTGGTATATCAGCAGTTCGGTAGAAAGAAAATCAAGGTAAAATCTGCCAAGAAAGTAAAGGAGAGCGAATGATGGATAATTTGAACTTGAAACCGCAGTCCCCGGATGAAGTAAAAACCATGATGTGGACTGGGGAAAATCAGCGTGAAATGTTCGATCTGCTTACTTGCGGCAAGAAAATTGAAGATTATATGACTGCCAGTGGAGAGAACTTTTTCATAGACCATAGCACCGTAAAAGGCGGGTTGGTGCTCATTACCAACATAGGAAATCAGTGCGGATGCAAAATACCGGTAAAGATAGGGGATTATGTGTGCGGTCGCAGATATGGAGATAAATGGTGCTTTTCCGTTGCGGACGGTACAGCTTTTGAAAACAACACTTGCGGAACTCTCGAAAAGAGAGAGGGGAAAGAAAAACCGATAGACATATTCAAAAACCAGGAGCAGTTAGAAGAGTGCCTGAGAGAGTGGCAACACAGATTATTCCTTGATGGGTGGCTAATACTGGCACACGTTAAGGATAAGATTATGAACCCTAATGGAGAAGAGGTAATTGACGCTGCCGGATATAACACATTCATATTTGAATCCAGTCAGGCAAACATCCAGTTACTCAGCGATGAATCTTACAAAGAGAACAATACATTGTTCAAACACTGCATGGAAAAGGATCTTGTGCATGAACTTTTACATTGCAAGTACGATTGGATGGGATGCCAGGGTGGAACCTATGAGGGCGTGTATCTGGATGCGACCGAACACCAGAAGCTAGAGGAAATGGCAAAGAGTCTTATCATGGCAAAATATGGTGTCGGTTATGATTACTTCATGTGAGGTGCAATATGACAACGGTGGTGGTCTATAAGACCGATACAAAAGAAGTTCTGGCAGCTATTCCGATGGACGGCGGAGATGCCGTCTGCCGGAATGATGTGGAATTTCAGATTTACAACGGAACAGAACCGATCTTTACGGAAGTTCCCGGAGGGATAGTTCTGGCAGAAAACAAATTTATGCTAAAGATGGAGGACAAGAACAATGAAAAATAAAGGAACATGGATTATTGTCGGCATTGTAGTCGCATTTGTATTACTGATTGCAGGAATTTTCGTAACAACGAACAACAGAGCCATTTCGTTAGAGGAACAGGTTCTTACGGCAGACTCCGATGTGCAGACGCAGGAGAAACGTAGAGCCGATCTCATCTACAATCTGGCAGACTGCGTAAAAGAATATGATAAGCATGAGGCAGATACGCTTTTGGCAGTTGTTGACGCAAGGAACAATGGCGGTGTGGATATTGAGAATGTCACAACTTCCATTGCTGCGGTTGCGGAGCAGTACCCAGAACTGAAATCGAATGAAAATTATAAAGAGCTTATGAATGAATTGGCTACGACTGAAAATCTGATTGCACAGTACAGACAGTCCTATAACAATGAAGTCCGGGCATACAAGAAATATGTGCGTAAGTTCCCTCATAAGCAGATCTTAGGAATGATGGGATATGAGGTTATCAATTATTCATATCTGGAATACAGCACAGAGGACAGGCAGCCGGTAAGCAATCTGTTTGGAGAATAAGCCTATGAGAAAATGGAGTACGATAATCTACTCCGGCAGTGGTTGGGATTTGACGGTGCGAGAACTCATGTTTAGCATCGTCATTATCCTTGTCATGCTCACGGGTGGATTTTTCATCAGCGAAAAGATTTCTTCCTCATGCGACAACAAAAATGAGGAATATTATCAGGCAATTAAGATCGATAATGACGCAGAACAGTTCCAGTATGGAATGAGAACCAATGTAGGCAATGCGTTTGTAAAAGGAACTCTGTCGGTTGTAGATCCGGTTACTGACTCTGATATTGATGGCGAATATGCCTACATAGAAGTCAGAGAGGAACATTACAACCAACACACCAGACAGGTAGCCCATACGACAACGATAAATGGAAAATCCCACACATATTACACAACGGAAACTTACTATTCGTGGGATTATTACGACAGTTGGGAAAAACATAGCGAAAAGGTATCATTTCTTGGCGTTGAATTTCCATACGGCACAATATCCATGCCGGGAGACTATCATATAGACACACAGAAGAAATCAAGCCGTGTGCGATATAAGTATTATGTCATAGACACTGCCTACGATGGTGTCATTTATACAGAACTGAAAGATAACACGATAAGCAATGGCAGCACGTTCATTCAGACTGATACGTTAGATAGTGCTGTGGATTACATGGTAAGCAGCAGTACGGCGATGATAGTCGGATTCTGGATGCTATGGATTGTCTTTATAGGGGCGGCGGTATACGGATTCTGCTATTTGGATAACAGATGGTTGGAGGATGAGTAATGTTTATAGTAAATCAGGATAGAAATACGACAATCAACATGGGAAATGTGAAAGAAATTTCATTGCATGGGAAACAAATCTTTGCAGACGATACCGTAATTGGTAAGTACGGAACGGAAGAAAGAACAGATCAGGTCTACAATGAAATGCTGCAAACCCTATTTTCCCGATACATGATGTTGAAAGATGCAGAGTTGCCGCCGGACGCAATGAAAAACTTTGCAAACGGAAATGTGATTCTGCTGAAAAGTGCGGACAGAGAGCCTGACGTGAAGTTTTATGACAATGGATTATATTATATGCCGGAGGAATAGAGATGAAAGATTTGATTTTTGCACTTATATGGTTTGTGGTACTGGGAATTTATATCTTTGTGAGTTGGAAAGATGCAAAGTCCAACAACGATGTGAAAAAGGAAATCACACAGATGAATGAACTGCTCTTAGAACAGAACACACAGCTCAGAAAGCAGAACGATCATCTGAATATGGTTATCTTGAGTGTTTGCAGTAAGAGTGTAAGAGATAGACAACAGAAGAAAGATGGTAAAACCAATGATGAGACAGAGAAAGAGAAACAATAAGCCACATTGGCGGAAAAGACCACAGAGAAAGTTACAAGATCAATCAATGCCAATGCCGGAACCGTCCGTTGAATTTCAAAACACCTACACTTTCAGACCGATAGAGACGTACCAGGTATGCAAACACCTTGATATATTCCAAGCAGGTCGAGAGGATATAGCAGGTTTTGTCCATAGGAAAATGGCACAAGAAATGGGTATGAAACTTGCACAAGACGGAATACTCGTATTCGACACAGAACCAGATTCTAAGAACTGCGGAATTGTTGTCAGGGCAAGAGTTGATGTAATAAGACCGAAGTAAAAATACAGAGCCGTGTAGAGCCGTGAGAAAGGATGAATTTTCATGGCTCAACACGAACTATCGAATAAAGAGATTATCGTAAGGCTTCTGAAAAGCGATCTGAGTGACTATGACAATCTTCTGTCCTTACTCGGAATGGCAAATGAGGTTATCCGGGAAGATAAAGAACTTTCGCGGAAATTAGCGAATAAGGTCAGATTCCTTGCACTGAGACTGTGTGCGACAGGAGATATTAAATATTACAATTTGTACAATAAGGCTCTTTTGTTCTTGGCACAGGAACATAAGGATTTTGACTCTTATCTGCTTTATGTGGAAAAGAACAGAGATCCAGAGGACAGATACTATCAGCCACGAAGAAATAAGATTTATTGGCTTGTACAGAAGATGCAGAGGCTTATTGATGATGAGTTGGATATTCTATCAATATCAATGCCTCCTGGCACCGGCAAGACCACACTGGGAGAGTTTTTCATATCGTTTGTAATGGGGCATTACCCAAACACACCAAACCTTATGTCCTCCCATTCTGGATTCATGACGAGAATGTTCTATGATGCCGTTCTCAACATAATTACCAGTAATGAATATTGTTGGAGCGATGTGTTCCCGGATATTGTATTTGAGGGAAACAACGCAAAAGAAGAGACAATAAACCTTGGAAGATGGCAGCCGTTTAAGACACTGACCTGCAGACCAATCAGAGGTTCCCTTACCGGTGTTACCCGTTGTGAGGGATTTCTGTATGTGGATGATTTGGTTTCCGGTATCGAAGAGGCTTTGTCTATTGATCGTCTGGATAAGTTGTACGGAGAGTACACCACAGACCTTAAATCTCGTAAAAAGAAGAAAGCAAAAGAGATCCACATTGCAACCCGATGGAGTGTGCATGATGTTATTGGCCGGCTTGAAAGAATGTATGAGGGCAATCCGAGGGCAGAGTTCATTGCTGTTCCAGATATTGATCCTCAGACCGGAAAAAGCAACTTTGATTACGATTACGATGTTGGATTTGATGAGAAATACTTCCACGATATGGAAATGTCGATGGATGATGTTTCATATCGCTGCCTGTATAAGAGCGATCCGATTGAGAGAGAGGGTATTCTGTATCATCCAACAGAATTACAGAGATATATCGGAGGACTGCCGGACAGAGAACCGGATTCTATATTGGCAATCTGCGATACCAAGGACACCGGTACAGACTACAACTTCCTCGGAGTTTTCTATCAGTATGGAGACAGATACTATCTGGAAGATCTGGTATTCAAGAACATCGACCCTGGGACCTTGGACGAACTCAACTCAGATATGCTTGTTAAGCATCATGTACAGCAGGCACAGTTCGAGAGCAACAAAGAGGGTAGCAGAACCGCAAATGAAGTTGAGAGACTTGTCAAAGCAAAAGGCGGCAGATGCCATATCACGAAGAAATACACTACTCAGAACAAAGAGACCAAGATCATCGTCAATTCTTCATGGGTTAAGGAACACGTCATATTCAAGGATATTACAGAATATGAGCCTAAGAGTGATTACGGTGTGATGATGTCATTCCTTTGCAGTTATACACAGCTCGGAAAGAATAAACATGATGATGCGCCGGACACTCTGGCAATGTTCGCCCAGTTTGTAGATGCTCTTCTTGGCGGAGAGGGACAGGTAGTAAAGAGAAGTGACTTAGGAATATAGAAAGGGATAGCATGGGACAATATAGTTTCGCCACCAACTTAAAAAAAGAAAGAACGAATAGGGGAATTACACAACACGAACTTGCAACGGGCGTTCATGTGGCGCAGAATACCGTGAGCGATTGGGAACAATGCAAAAGTTATCCGTCAATCGACAAGATATACGATATAGCAAATTTTCTCAAAATCCCTGTAAGCAAGTTGATTTCTGATGTTCAGAAAAATGGCTGTAAAGCCGACTGCACACAGAAAAACAAATTTTTTTGAAAATTTTGTTTATTCCACTTGACAAAGAATGTTTAGTACGCTATACTACGACCATACCAAGTGACACGGATATAAGTTAAGCGGAGTGAACACAAGGTATTTGGCATTAAAGTTTCTCCTAACCATTACGGCACAGCAACAGTGCCGTAATATGGGAAGTAAGCTAACTCGGTAGAAGCGATGGACTGAAAATCCATAGGAGTTGGTTCGACACCAACACTTCCCACTCAGGATTACTGTTCCCCGACAGCAATCCTACATCGGAGGGTTCCCACTTATGATAATCATCCGAAACCTCACATAGAATCTCCCCAGTGTGAGGTATGGACCATTAGCTCAGTTGGTTAGAGCGTCCGGCTCATAACCGGATGGTCCGGGGTTCAAGTCCCTGATGGTCCACGCATGGCAATCCGGCACGAAACTATAAATATGGCCATGGCAGTGAAGCTACGCCGAGATACACCGGAGGAAGTAAGGCGGCTGAGTGCGGCGGTGCAGTGCAGAAACGGTATGACTACCGCATGACCGTGACGGCTACCAGAGGTAGCAGACAAGAGAGGATGCAAAAAGATGTATATTCCTGAATTTTGGTGCGGTGTTGCCGCAACGATAATCACAGAAGTAATAATTGCAATCGCATATTCCATATATGCAGACCACAAGAAAGGAGGCAAGAAGTAATGAACAAAGCTGAATTAGTACAGGCTATGGCTGACGATGCCGGACTTTCCAAAAGTGACGCTGAAAAAGCACTCAACGCATTTGCTGAGATCGTAGGCGGAGAACTTGGAAAGGGTGGAAAAGTGCAGTTGGTAGGTTTCGGAACATTTGAAGTGACTGAGCGTGCTGCCAGAGTTGGCAAGAACCCTCAGAACGGAAAAGAGATTTCCATTCCGGCTTGCAAAGCACCTAAGTTCAAAGCCGGTAAAGCACTGAAAGATGAAGTGAATCGCTAAATGATCGGAGCGAACTTGGTGTAGTGTGGTGGTTCGATTCCACCTGTGGGTGCAGCTCTAGCGATCAAGATTCCCACCGCTTCTTTCCTAATGTTCTTGGCGATACAAAGAAAATTCCGGGCGGACGGCAACGATTGGTGGTGTTGCGGCGGACTGTAAATCCGTTCCCTCGTGGTAAACATTGGAGGTTCAATTCCTCTTTCGCCCATTTCGGTGTAATGAACCGAGAAAGTAATCTTGCAAGAAAAAATCAATATCAGGAACCCGTTTACGCTTGTGCGGTTGATTTCCTTTCGGTAAAAAAGGAACGCTCCTCTGTTCGATTAGTCAAGCGGTCAAGATACCGCCTTTTCACGGTGGGGACGGGAGTTCGATTCTCCCATCGAACATTTCAACTGAGAATAACGCTGACTGTTTACAGTTGGTTTCGTATTCCGGCTGAAAAGTATTGGCGAAAGCCGTGGTAAGCAATCATTAAATAGGGAGATTGCAATGCTCACTGAGAGGCTTATGTGAGTAGTCCGGGAAAGCCGACAGGACTTAAACTTGGAGAGCTTGCGTAAGTCACGCTAAAGACCATTGTTGCAACGATGCCTACGATAGCATAACTGGAAATGCCACGGACACCATGCCGGGGAAAGTGGGGTTCAACTCCCCACCGTAGGACGAGCGGATTTCTTAACTGATTTTCTTAGTCCGGCTTTAACAGGAAAGAAATTGGCGGTGGCGAGGTTCCGGTGATCACTAAGTGACTTTTGGCATGAGTATTTTCAAGAGGAAAACCATGAGTAGAAAGGCAGATAGAGCCGTAACTACACAAAAAAATCTATCAAAACGCAGAGGACAAGTAGAGGCGGAGAACTGCGATAACAACGTACATCCGAGGTAAGGCGATAAAGAGTTGGACTCGCCAAAGGTTCTTTGAGTATGTAGTCGGTGGATTATGAGAACCATGTGGAGGGGTGTAAGGTCCGAGAACCACATTAAAAAATGAAATACCTTTGTTGGCAACTGTCTTACACGTTGCATCGGTTCGGTAGTGGCAACCATCCAAGCTGCCGCCGGACTGCATTGGGGTATAGCTCAGATGGATAGAGCACAACACTACGGATGTTGGTTAGCGCAGGTTCGAGTCCTGTTACTCCAATAATGGCTTGTAGCTCAGTGGTAGAGCGTCTGACTGTTAATCAGAATGTCGTGGGTTCGATCCCCACCTTGCCAGTTGGAGACACTTGACTTACTCTTTCAAAGCACTCCATAAAAAGGTTACGAAAGGGCGTTTACGACCGGCGGAAGAGGATCTCCGACTTGTACGTTACCAAGGGAAAACTACTCTGCCGTGTGTCCGGTTGGTCGAGGGTGCGGTCTTGAAAACCGTCTGGATGTAAAAGTCTCTGGGGTTCAAATCCCTAACACGGCGTGGCAAAGTAAAGGATACGTTCGATTCGTAGGTGTATGGGTTGCACATTCTCTATCCAAAAACCAATAGAGAAAGGAACGGTTCGATTCCGCGGTGTGAGGTCGCATTTTATTTTGTGGTTTTGGCTCTATGGTATAAAGGTTATTACGCCCGACTGTCTATCGGAAAATTTGGGTTCGATTCCCAATAGAGTCGTTATGGTGCATTGCCGTAATGGTAGCGGAGTGGCTTGCTAAGCCATCCGGCAGAAATGCCGTATAGGTTCGATTCCTATATGCACCGCTATGAGACCGTATTCCACCGGTGGAGGAGGTCTCAGAATTTGGAGTTGCCGGAATAGGTAGACGGATAATCATAGTAAAGGAATGGGGTAGGCGAGAGGTAGGTGCGAGGACAAGCCACAGAAACAGCCGTAATCCTACCGCCCCAAGAAACTACTGAAAATCATAACTATTGTACCGAGTACCAACAGCGAAAGGTGTGGCTAACAGTAGCATAGTTCCATAGTGGGTGCAAATCCCATTACTCCAAAGCCGTCCTGACTTCGGACGCTAAACCAGTTGGGGTTAGAGAGATTTCCCGAAAGATAGTTTCTATTGGCATACCCGGTGGTTAGGGTGTATCACAGCAAACCATAGTGAGTGTACGGAATTATTTAATCAAGTCCACCGTTCAGGATGTCGGCTGTGTGACGGTTAAGAGTGATTATGCGAGAAATTCGACATAGCAGAAAACTCAGAGGTTCTTGTGGGGCGAAGAACCATTATGGCGGAGTGGAGCAGTGGTAGCTTGTCGGGTTCATGCCCCGGAGGTCACAGGTTCAAATCCTGTCTCCGCAATCTTGCGTGGTAGTTCAATGGAGAGAACATTATGAGCGGTTGTCATGCTCCATGTGACACGGACAGCAATAATTCTTTTTTCGATGGTAACGAAGAGATGGGGGTTCGATTCCCTCCCACGCAACTGATACGGATTTCCGTATTAAAACCGAATATGGAGAGGTGGCGGAACGGTAGACGCGGCAGTTATGTACAATACGTCATGTTCGTGGCGTTGACGGCAATATATTACAGCTTGGGGCCTGCTTCATTGATGGTTCAAATCCATCCCTCTCCATTCAAGGCGATGGCGCAAATGTCCTTACAAATCAAGAAGATGCGCCAATTACATGAGTGAGGTAGCTCAGTTGGTAGAGCACGAAAGAAAAATGGATCATGTTTGTGGTCCGAACAGCAATCTTTCATTCCATGCTAAGGACGTTGTCGGCGGTTCGAGTCCGTCCCTCACTCTATATGGCGATGTGGTGCAAAGGGAGCACAGCAGCTCTGTTAAGAAGAATGTCATGTTAGTGGCATAATCAGCAAACTCCTTTCAATAACAATCCCAAGCTGCGGATAGAGGTTCGATTCCTCTCATCGTCTCTGCCCCGATTGCCGGTTATGGTAAACCGGATGGAACATGGTTGACAGGAGTGTTCCTTACAGCAATCGAGCATACGGGTTCAAGTCCTGTCGGGGCAATTAAGTGACGCTTACAGCAATCTTTCAAAACAGAAAAATCCATTGACAATATTTTCCCGTTTGAAACAGCGTCATGTAAAAAGAAAGAGGTTGCCTATGAACCGAAAAGAAGATTATAGGGATATGGAAAAGTATCATAAGGCGTGTCAGAGACAGCATAGGCGATATTACAGCAAAACGTCATTTCTATATCCGTCTCATCCGTGGACTGCGGATGAAGATGCACTGGTAATCAAGCATGAGATTACCGATTCTGAATTGTCTGAGAAAATTGGTCGTTCTGTCGGAGCGATACATAACAGGCGGTATGAACTTAAAAAGTTAGCCAGATAGGCATAAAACTTTACATGGGACACTTACAGCAACCCTTTTGGATATGACTGTTAATCATAAACCCCAATAGTGTCCTGACAATGAAACAGTAAACAATTTTATAGGGACTCCTACAGCAATCACAATGGTTAAAGCAAATGTCTAAAAAACAATGTGAAACGGTTCAATTCCGTAAATGAGAGTCCTGGAAAGGTAGGAAAACATGAGTTTTGCAGATGCAATGAGAGAAGAGGGTAGATTTACCCGGACTGAAAACGGCGCAGTGGCACTGAATACCTCTGGCGATGCCCGACTGGATCTGTTTGGTACAATCGGATCGCTGAGAGAGGCTGATGAGAACAGAATTACCACTCTGTTTGCTGAGGCATACGCACAGGACAAACTCTTTACTACAAAGATTGCGTTCTATGCAAGAGACATTCGTGGAGGTCTTGGAGAGAGAAAGACTTTCAGAACCATTATCCGTTACATGGCAGAAAAACACCCGGAAGCGCTCAGACCGAATCTTGATTTGGTTGGCGTATTCGGAAGATATGATGATCTGTATGAGCTTATCGGCACTCCGTTGGAGGACGATATGTGGGCGGCAATGAAGAAACAGTTTGAGGAAGATTTACAGAACCTCAATGCCGGAAATGCAATTTCTTTACTTGCAAAATGGATTAAGACCGCAGATGCAAGCAGCTCTGCCACAAGAAAACTCGGAATCCTTACGGCGCAGAAATTAGGCTATCCGGTCTACAATTTCAAGAGAATCGTCCGTAGCATGAGAAAACAGATCGGTGTCGTTGAAAGTCTTATGTCAGCCGGAAGATGGGATGAAATCAAATACCCGGAAGTTCCGAGCCGTGCGATGATGATTTACCGCAAGGCATTTATGAAACATGATGCTGAGAGGTTTGGAGAGTTTATCAACAAGGCAGAAAAGGGAGAGGTAAAAATCAATGCTTCAACACTGTTCCCTTACGATATTGTTGAGAAGATCCTTTATGGCAGAGAGAGCAGTAAGGTACTCGAAGCACAGTGGAAAGCATTGCCAGATTATGTGGAGAAAGGAACAAACGCTTTAGTTATGGCGGATGTGTCCGGTTCTATGAGAGGCAGACCTATGGCAACATCAATCGGTCTTGCAATCTATTTTGCAGAGAGAAATGTTGGAGCATACCACAACCTGTTTATGACGTTCTCTGACAGACCGGAGACGGTTATTCTGAGGGGAGAAACACTTGAACAGAAGATCCGCAACGTAAGCAGAGCAAATTGGGATGGTAACACAGACCTTAAAGCTGCTTTTGAGAGGGTTCTTGAAATTGCGAAAAAGCATAATACTCCACAGGAAGAAATGCCGAAAGCAATCGTTGTTATCTCTGATATGGAAATTGACTATTGCGGAAACCGTGAGTGGTCTTTCTATGACAAGATGGCAAATAAGTTCCGCAAGGCCGGTTATGTAATCCCTAACATTATCTTCTGGAATGTGAATAGCAGGCACGATGTATTCCATGCAGATCACAACCGTAAAGGCGTGCAGCTTGCAAGCGGACAGTCCGTGACGGTATTCAAACAGATCCTGCAGAACCTTGGCTACAATCCGGTTGAGGCTATGGAGAATACAATCAATTCTGAGAGATATGATTGCATCACAGTCGAATAGAGTAAATACTGACCGGGGCAAATAGCTCCGGTCAAATAAAATATAAAAGGAGATAACCACCAATGAAAACACCCTACAATGAAATTGTGAACATCGCAAGTATTGGTTCACAGACAAATCCGATTTCTCTAAATGAGATTTTGAGAAAGGCAAACGATGAGCAGCTTACACCGGCAGCACAAAACAAAGAGAGAGTATTGTTTCTCGGAATTGATGTGCAGCAGGACTTCATGGATAATGGAGCACTCGGAGTTCCCGGAGCACACGGCGATGTGGAGAGAATGACACAGTTTATCTATAACAACATGGATAAAATTACAAACATTGCGGTATCTATTGATACCCACACACCACATCAGATTTTCCATCCGTGCTGGTGGATTGATGAAAATGGCAACAATCCGGCTCCTTACACACCGATTACGCTGGCAGACCTTGATTCTGGAAAGTACAGAGCTGTTATCTACCCTCGCCAGAGCCGTGACTATGTAGAACATCTGGAAAAAGACGGAAAGAAAACCTTATGCGTATGGTCTTACCACTGTTTACAGGGTACATCTGGTGCGGCATTTGAAAATCAGTTTGCCAACATGATTTATTTTCACTCTGTTGCAAAGAAAGCCGTTACGCAGCGTCTTGTAAAAGGACAGGACCCACTCAGCGAAATGTACGGAATTATCAAACCTGAGTATGATACAAAGAACTACATCAATATCGACTTCCTGAACAAACTGGAAAATTACGACAAGATCATTATTGCAGGAGAGGCAAAGAGCCATTGCGTATTGGAAAGCATTAAACAGATTCTCGAACATTACGCTAATCGCCCAGAGATTACTCAGAAAATCTATATCCTGGAAGATTGTATGTCCTCCATTCCTGGGTTTGAGGATGTTACTGAGCAGACCTTTGATGATTTTAAGAAAACGTACCATGTAAACATCGTGAAAAGCACAGATGATATTTTGTAGGAGGTAGCCGGTATGAATGAAACAGAACAGGTAATTGACGGATTAGATGAGGTTGAGATCGCAAATACCTCCATTGATGAAATCGACAGTGAGAACATCAATTTAATTTTTGTCGGAATCGACAAGTCTGGTTCTATGGGAATGTATGAAAGAGATATGGTAAAAGCTCTTTCGGATTTCAAAGATGCACTTATCAATTCCAAGGAATGTGATGAGATTCTGGTTGCAAGAGCAGACTTCTCCGACAGTGCAACCGTAGGAGGCTATAAGCGCATTACAGAGTTTGACACTTCGTATAGCACCGATGGATGCACAGCTATGTACGATACGATCATTGATGGAACTGAGAAGTTGAAAGAATACAGAGACTTCCTCAAAAATGAGGGAATGAGAGTAAAGGCCGTGTTTGCAATTTTCGGAGATGGGATGGATAACTCTTCTCAGCCGGGAGGGTTTGCAAAGGCAAAGAAAGCGGTAGAGTATCTGAACGTGGAAGAAATCGTTACTGCGTTTATCAGTTTCGGAGGACAGGCAACACAGGAGGCGAAAGACCTTGGATTCAAGAATATCCTCGATGTAAGCAGTTCTGCATCAGAACTCAGAAGAGCTTTCAACTGCTTATCAAAATCAGTGATTGAAAACTCCAAGAGTGCCGTATCGAAACAGGATGATTTTTTTGACGTATAAAAAATGAGAGTAGAACGGCGATCCTAAAAGGGGTTGCCGTTCTTTTTTGCGGGAGGAAATACAATGGTTATAAATAAAATCGGTCAGCAACATATCGACTACGGTACGAATTGCCAGGACTACGGAATTGAATTTAATGGGATGAAAGTTGTTTGCGATGGTTGTTCGGAGGGGAAACATTCGGAAGTTGGAGCAAAAGCGTTTTGCCATCTTTTGAAAAATGACAGCAGAATTATACATGAATGTAGTGTATATACTGCCGCAGCCGCCTTTGGAGAGATACTTGGTCTATTTGGGCAGACTTCCGGCTCAATCAGAGATTTCCTTTGTTTTACGATCCTTATGGTTACTGAAAATGAGACACATTTCATGGTAGATTACTGCGGAGATGGTTTTATCGTGAAAGAACGTCTGGACGGAACGATTGAGTTTGAAGAACTATCTGACGGAGAATACCCGAAATACTTTGCCTATAATTATGTGGATAAGGATATGCTCAAACAGTACAAGGATGGTGTCATTTTTTCCACAAAGTCTTTTCCAAAAGACGAATACAGGAATATTGGTGTAGCGTCTGACGGAATACGATTCGCCATGAAAGATGCACAATTTAAGAAAGAATTTACGGAAGCCCTGCAGAGCGGTAAGGAAGTAAGGGTAAAGAGGTTTATAAACAAACATCAGAGAGTATTCCAGGATGATACAACAATCGTATTGTAGGAGGGCATTATGAAAATGGCACTAACGAGGATAGGAAAAGAAAAGATAAGACAGCTTACCCCCATAACGGAGGGAGGCGAGGGATATATCTATGAGTTTGGCAACGATATTCTGAAAATTTACAAACCCTGTGTTGATATTGCAGCCAAGGAAAAGAAAGTTGCCATGCTCATTGACAAACCGCTGCCAAAGGAGGCTATTAAACCGATTACGGCAGTGTATGACAATAACAATAAGTTTATTGGTTACATTATGCCAAAAGCCGTAGGAGAGGAAGTAAGAGTTCTCACAAGTAAAAAATATCTGAAAGCGAATGGGATAACCACGAAAGATATTTTGGAAATACTCGTAAAGATAAAGGACACCGTGAGAGATATACATTCCGCCGGAGTGTGTATTGGGGATCTGAACGATCAGAACATCCTCTTTGACAAAACTGGAAATGTGTACTTTATAGATTGCGATAGTTGGAGCGTGGAAGATGAAAAATGTGAAGTTTGCATGGACTTATTCAAAGATCCATTGATGAAAGGAAATGATTTTTCAGAGGAAACAGACACATACGCAGAGGCAATTTTGATTTGGAAAACCCTTACAAGGATTCATCCGCATGGTGGGACTATGACACCAGATATGGATATTGTAGAACGTATGAAACGAGGAATATGCGTAATAGACAATCCAAAAGTAAAAATACCAAGAACGATTAAACCGTGGAAAAACTTATCTCCTTATCTGGTTGATTCTCTGAAAAAGATTTTTGAGAATAAGAGCCGATCTATGGGGGATGAATTAAAACACATGGCAAAACACCTTAAATTCTGCGATGTACACCAGGAGTTTTATTATGGCAAATATGCTCGTTGTCCGCTATGTGATAATAATGCAAATGTTCTTACTAAGCCGGTATCACAAGGGGTAACAGGAGGGCTTACACTTATCACGATGCTCAAAGGAAACGATGTAAAAATTGTTCTAAATGAGCAGTGCTATATCAATAATGCCGGAGAAGTAGTGGAAGTTAAGAATGGGAACAAATTCACATACGAAAGCGGAATTAAATACCATTTCGCAGAGGTTGGAGCAGAGAATATTGTAATAAAAGCGGATGATAGAGCGTTCTGGTTTACCACGGATAGAGAATATGTGTTTGAGAAGAAACACAAGAGTCCGATTTATGCGGCAGGAGATTCAGTATATTTCATAAGTCCTGCCAATACATTAACCTCTATCCAGATCACAAAATCAGGCAACGGAATACGGACGATTACAAAATGTGGATATGAGAGTTACTTTGCGGTATCTGAGGGACATTCGTGCGTTGTGAGTAGATTTGCAGAAAACCTCATTGTGAATCTGGATGGAAAAAACATTGAGATACCATATACTGATACCGTGAATAATTATGGAATACACAGAGATAAAATAACCGGAGGATGGCTTATCGTGTTGGAAAACGGAGCCGGACAGTTCTTTACCTTTGTGTGCAATGAACATGGAGTAGCGTATAGCGAGGATCGCATTAAATATCAATGCGGGCTTGGCAATGTATGTTTTTATAACTCCAATATCTCAATACCGATTGATGGAAATATCAGAATATATTCGTACCAGAAACAGGCATTTAAAGATTTTGAGTGCGAAGCCGTATCGCCGGATAGCTGTTTAATCAAAGATTCCACAGCATTTACGATCGTCAATGATGAAAATATTTATAGACTTGTGAGAACTGCACGATGAAAGGAGAAAATGGTATGACAGAAGCGCAGAAAAAAGCAGTTGAGGTACAGAAAGAAATCGAAGAGGCTTGCATCCGGCATGGACTTAATCTTACTATCTTTGAAAATGGAATTGGATTTGTCGATCCTAAAGAGAATAAGATTGTCATGGTATGGAGACCTCAGTATAAACCAGAAACGCCATCGTTACATCCTATGGAGGAAAACACATCAGCAGATTTCAAACCAGCCACACAGAAACCGTCCGGCGGAAATATGTCCGCTTTCATATTTGGCGGTTCAAAAGGAAGTGGCAGATTTATGGGAAACAAAAGGAAACATACAGTCAGAGGAATGAAACGGAGGTAGGTTGATATGCCAAGTTTTAAATTAAAACCGGAGCACATAAAGATTATGACAGACCTTAATTTTAGAATCTCCATTTTAATAGATTCTAAGGATAGGTATAGACCGGCAATAGATGTTAAAAGACCATTCGGGAACAGCGGCCCCACAACGAATGTGTGTGAAATCATGGGATGGCACTGCGATGAAGAAAGTGAAGAATACGCTGCTGAGGATATTGAAAAAGCCGAAATGCTCATTATTGAGCTTCCAGTTGCTTTGCAGATCGTGATGCAAAACCACACATTTGAACCCGGAGAGTATGAAGTAGGGGAATATTCCTCGGCATACTTCAATTATGTTCACATTCGCAATTATCACGCATTAAAATCTCCTATCGCAGAAATAGAGGAAAAATATAAAGACTGCGATCAAATGGAAAGGTTACATGAAGTTTGTATGAATGTATCTGGCGATAACCCGTGGAAAGTGATTGACGATCTGAAATGGTTTGCCCAGACCGACTTTCTGGCAGATGCAATAGCGGTATTTGAAAAGCATCGAGACGAACAAATCCTTGATGAATGGCTGAAAACACATGACGGAGAGGATTTTTGCAAATATTGTCCTGAAAACGCTGAATGTACTCACGGAATGGCTTGTTATGGTGGAGAACCTATCGAGCCGCCTTGCTACGGAGCAGATATGAAAGAATTTCTTTACACGGACTCTATTATTGAGGATGCACTGGAGGAAAGATATGGCGAAGAATAACAAACTGATAAATTCCTTGAATGAAATCGCCAGAAGAAACCGCTCACAGAACGTTGCTACCGCAGCAGACCAGATGGTTCCACAGATATATGCAGCTATCGCCATTGCGTTGCACCGCACACATGGTTTTGGGTATAAACGTATCAATGATATATTCGTGGAATCTCAGCATATTTGGGAGGATTACGCCGGAGACGGAGCTGGCATGGTAAAGAAGTGTGAGGAAGAAACCGGAGTGACGGTATGTAGCCCGGAAGAGGCACAGAGATTGATGGAGATGCAGAATGGAATGTAACGGAAATTGCGGATCATGTGCTTGGCATGATAATTTTAATGGGACAACGGATTGGATATGTGCCAATGAGGAAAGTGATTGCTATGGAGCGGTCAGATCCTGGGATGATTACTGCATCGACTACGAACCAAAAGACATATAATAACGAACTCAATTACACCATAAACTTTCAATTATATCATTTGACAAAGGATGACTATGTTAAAATATCGGTCTCACCGATATTCTATACATTTACCATCCTTTTTCTGTTAGAATGAGGGTGTCTTGGTAAAGGCGTTGGTGGATTATCCTTTTCTTATGTGGAGTAGTGCAATGCTACTCCATATTGCTAAGCCCGGATAGCTCAACTGGTAGAGCACTTGACTTGTAATCAAGAGGTTGTGGGTTCGACTCCCATTCTTGGCTCTTACCTCTCGATAGAGGGTAATGGTTCCTCCATGATAATATAGGGGCATGGGCGGCGATGAACCGCCCAGTAATGTGCGGTGGTGCAGCATGGTAGCACGTCTGTCTGATACGCAGGAGATCATAGGTTCAAATCCTATTCGCACAACTATTTAATTACAGAAAGGAGCAGCTATATTGGAAACGGAAAACGTATACTGCCCTGTATGTAAGGCACGGGCAAACCGTGAAAAACTTCTTTTCAAGAAAGCACCCGGAGCATCCGGCACGATTTTCATAAACTGCCGTGGGTGCAAGGAAGTAATAAAAATAGAATTAAGCAAAGAGCCTTTGAGCCGGTTAAGTCATAAGTAGACTTGATCGGTTCTTTTGTTTTATTCGGAAAGGGGAAACTTCATGTACGCAAGCAACCGTCCGACTCTCGGTAGGCGAATGTTAATGACTGATGAGAGGGAGATAACGAAAGACAATATCATACAGGTTGTGTCAAAAGCATTTATGGAACATCAGGAAAATGTTGCCGAGGAAGTATACCTTTTTGAGTATGAGAGAGGAAATCAGCCAATTCTCAACCGTGAAAAGAAAATCAGATCGGACCTTAATGCCACAGTCGTAGAAAACAATGCTTCAAAGATTGTGGACGTGCATCTGGGATATTGTTTTTCCAACCCGATTACTTTCGTACAGAGAGCAAAGATAGAGCCTACAAAGAAACAGAAGAGAGTCTTATTCGGCTTCTTAAAGAAAAAGGACGAGGATAACGGAGAGAACATTGACGATTTGAAAATCGCCATGCTCAACAAAATGATGCAGGAGCAGAGCAAATCGGCAAAGGACATTGCCCTTGGAAGAAATCTGTTTATCTGTGGAGTCGGTTACCAGATGATGTTGCCGAACAGAAATCCAAGCCGTTATTCTCCGTTTGAGCTTTTGGTTCCGAGTCCACTGACAACATTCGTGGTGTATTCCAACGATGCGTACAGAGAACCGGTGCTTGGATGTACCTACTTCATACACGATGATGGAACCATCACTCTCACAGCATATTCAAGTAGATTCTGTTACACCATTGAGCATGAGCTTAATACAACGGATTATCATTTGAAAGAGAATATCACTCCGAACCCACTGAGAAGAATACCGGTCGTAGAATTTGCATTGAATGACCGCATGGGTATCTTTGAAAAGGTTATCCCACTCATGGATGCCATGAACCTTGTGGATTCAGACCGTATCAATGATATATTGCAGCACGTTCAGTCCTTACTTTGGATGCACAACTGCCAAGTAAATGAAGAGGGTAAGAAAAATCTCGTTGACGGCGATGGTGTCATTATGACAAAGAGTACCGGAGACGGCAAGGAAGCAAAGATTACCTACCTCAATCAGACATTGAATGAGAGTGAGGTACAGAAACTTGTGGATCATCTCAATTCCCAGTTGGAGCAGATTACTTCTACTCCGTCATGGCAGGAAGCAAGCGGCGGCTCTACCACAGGAGCAATGCAGCTATCAAATGGATGGCAGTGTTTGGAGATTTCCGCAAAGACCGTTGAACAGTTATTCACGGAACCGGAAATGCAGATTATTGATTTGGCAATAGAGATAATCAAGGCAGATCAGAGATCGTATGACGGTCTGAAAGATATAGAGACGGCAGACGTTGAAATACGTTTCTGCAGAACCAAGACATACGATCTGGTGTCAAAAACAAACTCCCTTGTGGCATTACTAAATGCCGGAGTAGACGGTCTCACTTCATTCAATACTGTTGGACTGTTTACAGATCCTCAGCAGGCATGGGTTGACAGTAAGACTATTATCGAGGGCATACAGAAGAAACTTGCATCCAAGGAAGAAAAAACGCAGCAGCCGAACCCTAACGCCTATAAGGATGATGAGGGGAACGGTGGGGAGAACAACGAGGAAAAGGATAAGACAGAGGAATCAAAGCAGCCGAGCAAAACGGCAATGGTAGAAGAATAGGCGGTGTGAGATATGTATGATCCGGTACAATACTTTGATGAAATGAATATCCTCAAAGACGATAAGCTCCGCCGGATAAATACTGCCAAGGAATTTATCAATGCCCTTGTTGATTTCTTCGCAGCACAGTTTATGAATCTTCTCTCCGGGATATTCCTTTACGAGAAGTCGAGTTCTGATTATGAAAATGAGCTTATGGATCTTTATTTTGCCATGGCTTCTGAATATCAGTACGAGACAGAGGTAAGAGAAAAGGCATACAGATTTGCAAAGTACATTCAGGAGGCAACCGAAAGAGCGGTAGCAAACGCCAACGGAAACGATGATTATAAAATGTCTCGCATGACCGGTGGCATTATGAAAGAAGAGGATGTTCCAAAGAGTGTTAAGCGGATGTTCTCGGAAGTCAGAGCAACCGAGATTGCCTTAAATGAAACCAACTGGATATATAACTGGATCAATCATCAGAACCTTGCCGAGAGGCAGGACACCCATACATGGGTAAGTATGAGAGATGAACGTGTCCGGGTAAGCCATTGGGAGGCTGACGGGCAGACAGTTCCGATAAATGAGCCTTTTACCATCAATGGGTACAAAATGATGTTCCCACTTGATGATAGTATGGGCGCACCGATAGATGAAATAATCAACTGCCGGTGCGTAGAATTATAAATTAGGAGGTAGAGCCAATGGCAACAGCAAGCAAAAAGACGGCAGCAGGCAAGAAGAAAATGGACGATAAGAAGAAAGTAGCAGCTTCCAAAAAGGAGACTGCGAAGAAATCTTCTGATAAGAAAGCGGCAGCTAAGAAGTCCACTGCAAAGAAAACTGCCACCAAGAAAACCACTACCAAAAAGGCAGCAAAGAAAAACTAACTTCATACAGTTAGAGCCTATGAGCCGGATGTGATGATGAACCGTGTCCGGCTCATTTTTCGGTTATTCAGGGAGAAATCCCTATCACATAACGGGTTAGAGAAAATCCTTACAAAACGCATACAACTATTGTCTTGCAGAGACGCAAGTAAAAAAACGCAGAAATTTATACGGAGAGAACCGTTCAAACGCAGGAGGTCAATTATGGCAGATGTAAACAGTACAGCAACTCAGAACCAGACACAGCAGCAGACTCAGACAGAACCGCAGAAACAGCCTACTACTCAGGTTTCCGGTACACAGCAGCAGACTCAGACAACCAAGCCGGAGGATAACAGCAACGGCAATGAACTTACAGTTGAAAGCCTTATGGCACAGCTTGCACAGGAAAAGGCCAATAATGCCAAGTTAAAGTCTGACAATGACAAGTTATGCACATCCGAGGGCAATCTGAGAAAACAGCTCAGAGCTAAGCAGACAGCCGAGGAACAGGAAGCGGAAGCAAAGGCAGAACAGGCGGCACAGAGAGATGCCTATGTCAAGGAACTGGAAAAGTTCAAGTCGGTAACAGAATCATCGGAGCGTTACTTAGGAATGGGTATGCCTACCGAAATGGCAAAGGCAACAGCAACGGCAGAGTATGAGGGAAATATGGATGTCGTTACTGGAAACATCTCTAAGTTCATGGCAGAGAGGGATAAGCAGAAAGAGTCTGAAATCCGCGCACAGTATTTAGCTCAGATGCCTACACCGCAGTCTGGAAACGTAGGTCAGGTTGACTATTCAGCACAGATCAAGCAGGCAATGGACGCAGGCGATACACAGGCCGCCGTTCTTGCAATATTAAGTCAAAATGCCGCTAACAATCAGCAGGCATAACTTTTAAGGAGGTAATGAATTATGGCACAGGGCACAGCAACATCATTCGCTGTTCCTAATTTTAGCGGAATGTTATTCGCTAAAGGGCAGCAGGCAACACCGTTCTCTACTATGATTGGCGCAAGACCTCTCGTAACCAATCATGTAGAGTTTACTTGCGGCCAGGAGTACAACACAGAAACAGGCGAACAGCCTAAGATTTCTGAAACAGCATCCCTTACCGCTCCACAGCCGGAAATTGTAACCAGAAGTCAGCTTACCAACGTAACTCAGATCTTCCAGAAGTCCGTAGCGATTTCTTATGGAAAGCAGAGCAACATGGGTACACTGCAGGGTATCAACGTAGCCGGTCAGCAGGCAAATCCTATGGATGAACTTGCGTTCCAGGTATCTCGTAGAATGGCGAAGATCGCACAGGATATTGAGTACACTTTCATCAATGGTAAGTATGCGAAAGCTACTACTGATGCAGAGGCAAACCAGACCAGAGGACTTCTGACTGCGATTACAACCAATATACTCGATCTCGCAAAGAAACCTCTTACCTACTGGCTTGTAGCAGAGGGATTAAAGTCCATTCACGATCAGGGAGCAAAGACAGACAATATCGTTCTCGGTGTAGATGCAACCACTATGTTGCAGCTCAACCTTGACGCTCAGCAGAACAACCTGACTATCGTTCCTCTCGGAAGAGAAGTAAACGGTATCAAGTTACAGACCGTAGTTACCCCTCTTGGAGAGGTGGCAGTCGCATTGTTCGATACCATGCCTGCCGGTACTGCCGTTCTGTTCGATCCGTCCATCATGGCTCCTGTTCATCAGATGGTTCCTGGTAAGGGTAATTTCTTCTTAGAGCAGCTTGCTAAGACAGGCGCAGGAGAAACTTATCAGATCTTCGGTCAGATCGGTCTGGATCACGGTCCTGAGTGGATGAGCGCGAAGTTCACTAATATTTCCACAGATCTTCCTAGCAAGATCACGGCAGCCGGTACAACGGGGGAATAACAGGTCATACCCTTAACGGTGGTTCCGAGGTAGTTGATTCTTCTGTTTCCACATCAGCGGATGCGGTTTCAGAAGAGACGGCTACTGGTAAGAAGTACACAGAGGAAGAACTTAACGCTCTGACAGTAGCACAGATTAAGGCTATCGCAGCGGAACGTGGGTATGACATGAAAGAAACCGTAAAAGCAAAGCTGATCGCAGAGTTTTTAACTCAGCAAGGGTAAGAAAGTGAGGACGGATTATGGACGCTAAATTGTTGAAAATCATTTTAGATGATGAAACTCTCACTGACGAACAGATTGCCGCCCTCCTTGTGAAAGCTCAGAAACAGGCTGCAAATCAACACTTTTGGGCGGATGATGATATTCCGACAGAGGCAGAGTTGGAGAGATTTTATAACCGGTATGAGTTTGAAATCTATGATTTGGCGAAAGCCATAAACTCTGACGATGCGAGGGGCGGACTTGTATCTCACACAGAACTTGGAGTTACCCGGAACTGGGGACAGACAGGTAAGAAAGATATTGAGTTGGCCTTGGCGAAGATCCCACCCAAAACCTATGTCGGTCTGTTAAGGAGGGATGGCAATGCCGAAGCTGAGACTTAAAGACCTCAGATTGAACCAAGTCCCTTTTTATTACCAGACCTATGACGGAACGGTGGATGAAGTGGACGAGGATGGCAACCTTACCGGGGAGAGCATACCGAAGTATTCAAATCCGGTTCGTGTGCTTGCGAGAGTAAGTCCGAACTCAGGAAATGCCGAGGACTCCCCATTTGGTAAAGATATTGTCTACGACAAGACCATATCAACCGTACAGAAATTGCCGATTGATGAATACTCAAAACTCTTCATAGATGTGGTTCCTATTCTCAACGAGGACGGTTCCACAGATACAGAACCGGATTATATATGTGTCTGCCCGAAACATGATTTGCAACAGAATCTATGGGCGATACGGAAGATTAAGGGGAATATCCATGCAGGACAAAATAACGATCAATCCCTTTGACCCGGACAGCATAGATGAGGCTATTAAGAAACTGGAAAAGCGGAAAGAGCGTATACACAAATGCGCAGAGAAACTTATACAGAGACTTACAGACCTCGGAGTTGAAAAGGCGCAGGAGTTAGTTCCGGTTGATACCGGTACGGCAAGATCTTCCATTATCGGTTATCTGGATGAGGCAGAGGGAGTTGGAATCATAAGTGCTGGAGGGTACTGCAAGTACATTGAGTTTGGTACTGGTGTAAAGGGTAGGGACAGTTCCCACCCAAGCGAAGAGTACAAGGCAATAATGAACTGGGCGTACAATTCCGGGGCAACAATCTTTACCACGAAAGACGGCAGAGAGGGTTGGTATTATCCGGCTGATGATGGCACATGGCGATTTACAGAGGGTATGCCGTCAAGACCATTCATGTATGAGACGGCACAATATCTGAGGAAAGAAGCACAAAAAATAGCAAGCGAGGTATTCAAGGATGGTTAAGGACAATGTGAATTTGTATTTTACGAACCTCCTGAAAGACTTGCAGAAACAATACAGCAGTTTGAAAGGAGGACAGGTGTATAAAGCTACACCACCGTCATTCCCCTATATGTATTTCAAACAGATAGGCGGAGACGGAGCGTTATCCACACTTTCAAATACAGAGGACGGTATCAATCTTGGATTGGAAGTCAAATTCTATTCAAACAAATCCGCCTCAGAAGTGCGGAAGTTAGCAAATTCCGCAAGGGAATATATGGTAGGGATTGGATTTCATTGTGACTACTTCTCCCCTGTGGAGAATGTAAGCGATACTTCCATTTCACAATTCCTTACCCGATTCTCAAAACTGGAAACATGATTAACTCCATCGGCTAGGGTCGCTCCCGAAAAGCACTCGCCTGGTGTCTGCCGGTGGTTTTAATAAATTCAAGGCTTTACCTCTTAGGCAAAGGGAAACACAAGGAGGTAGAACGAAGATGGCAAAATGTACAAATGTGACATATCTCATGCACGAGAAAGCAGATGCTCCCGGAACATTTGAGAAGTTGATCGACATTACTGAGTACCCGGATCTCGGTGGAGAAAAGGAAAAACTCGATGTTACAACACTTTCCGATACGAAGAAAAGAACCATTAACGGTATCGAGGACACAGGGGATCTTGCTTTCAAAGCATGGTATGAGAAAGCTGATTACAAGAAACTCTTGGATCTGCAGGAAGCAGGAAAAGTTGATAAATACCAGTTATGGTTTGGAGAAGAGGGTGTTGACGGCAAATGGGAGTGGGCCGGTGTTATGGCAGTATATCCGACAAGCGGATCTTCCAACAATGCGAGAGAAATGTCATTCTCCATTACTGATGAGGGCGAAGAGGCTCTTCATTATGTAACAGCGTGAAAAAGTGAAACAGCGGCAGGGGAATAATCCTCTGCCGTACAAATAGGACAGATTAACGAAAGGACGGTTAATAAGTATGATTTTACAGACAGCGAATGGACCTAAAGAGATTAAAGTAGCAGATCTCGATTTTACAAACCTTATGTGTGATCTGGAAGATCACGATGTAGATGTAATGGGACTTCTGGATGATGATACCAGAGAGAACATGAAGATTTTTAAGACAATCAGAGCGATCATCGCAGTCCTTACCGGCACAAAGGATCTCACAAAAGCCGGAAAGATACTGAGCGAACATTTGAAGTACGGCGGTTCCATGGATGAAGTCATGGAAGCCTTTACGGAGGCAATGAAAACCGCGGGTTTTGGCGAGGAAGCCGAGGAACCTCCGAAGAGCGGAGGAAAGAAAACCAAGGCGGCAACAGAGTAGAGGAAATAGATCTCAGTAAATACAAAACATTTACAGAGATTATCAATAAAGTTTGGCTTCCCAACGCTCTCCTTTATGGAGTTTCCTATGAGACCTTTTGGACATTAAACCCTACGAAATTAGAGCCATTCCAAAAGAAGAGAGAAATGGAAGCGAAAGAACAGGCCACAGCCTTAGATACGTTGGCGTGGTCCGTTGGTTCGTATGTCGTAGATGCCATGGCAATCTTCCTTGGCAGAAATGCTCCGGCATACCCAAGCCAACCAAGAAGCATGAACAGCACAGAGGACGCACCGCCGGGAGCAAAAATGACGGATGCAGACAGATTCGCTGCCTTTGCCGCAGAACATAATAAGCGATTGAGACAGCGAAGAGAAAAGTAGCTGATTACATGGGGATAGGTTGACGAACCGAAACAGCGCAAGTCCGGCGCAGTTCCCCATGTTTTCTTATTTTACGGACAAACAATACCACCCACGGACAGGGTTTTACGAAGTGAGGTGGCAAAATGCCTGATAACAGAGTAGATAGCATTTTATTGGAAATAGAAGCCACCACTGATAAGGCAGACGGTGGTATTGATAAAGTAACAAAAGCTCTTACCTCAATGAAGAAAATCACTGAGGGATTAGATACAGAAAAGTTAAAACAGATTCTTGATGTAATGCGTGGTTTCTCCGGCGTTGGAGATGATCTTAAAAATGCCGGAAGTGGTATGAGAAGCATTGCATCATCCATTAAGTCTCTGTCAGGAGTTGATACGGCGAAATTAAAAGAGGTTGCGGCTACTGTAAAGGAAGTCAGCACAGCACTTGGAAACCTCGGATCGAATAATCGCGTCAGCATCAGAATTGATTCTGAGGGGGCACAGAGACGTGTACAGCCTTTGGAGAACGGTCAGCAAGCAGCGGCAGCCACAGAAAGCGTTGCGACTGCATCAGAAGAGGCACAGGCAGCAATGAACGGTGCCGCATCAGCGGCAAGTCAGTTGGCACAAGAGGAAAGCAACCTCGGAACTGCCGGACAAAGCGCAGCAGCCGGACAGACAAACTTAAACGAAAGTCTCAATCAGGCAAACACAAATCCGGCTAATAGACGTATCCAGGAACTCATAGACCAGATCAATAAGTACAAAGCCACTGTCAGCGGTATGGAGAGTGGAAAGATACGGTTTGATACCGGTCAGTATGAGGAAGCTGTGAATGGTCTCAGACAGGCACAGGAACAGTTTAAGCAGTTCAAGGAAACGGTTTCACAGTCTCCTAAAAATATGGAGGATGTGGCAAAGTCCATTAAGTCCATAGGGGATGCAGCACAGAAATGTGGACTTGGAACCTTTTCTTCTATATTAAGTGGAATTGCATCAATTCTTCCGGCCATTGAAACTGGGGGCATGGCGGCAAATGCCGGATTCCAGTCTATGGCGGTAGGCCTTGAAGCCGTTCAGGCGGCGATACCGATTATTGGTATTATCCTGACAATCCTTACTGCAATCATCAATGCGGTAAGGCAAGTGGCAAATGCCGTAAAGAACGAGACACAAAAAATCATTTCTGCCGTGAAAACGGTAGTGAACAAAATCCGTTCTGGGATTGCTGCAATTATAAATAAATTCAAGGAACTCAAAAAAAGAGTGAGAGAGAGCCTTGGATTTTCAGAAAAACAATCTGGTGCATTTGCAAAGAAACTCGGCTCAATCATCCGACTTGGAACGTTCATGTTATTACGTTCAATGTTTACACACCTATTTGAACTCGTAAAAACAGGATTCGATAACCTTGTTATTTATTCAAAAAGAGCCGGAACAGAGTTTCACAAAAACGTAAATCTGCTCTACAACGATTTGCGACAGCTTGGAGCATCACTGACAACTGCATTTGAGCCAATACTGAATGTAGTTACTCCGATTCTGGATTATCTGATTCAGAAGCTCGTTGCAGCAACAAACGCATTGGCACAGTTCTTCTCAGCACTCACAGGTAAGAAGTACTATACCAAGGCAATAAAACAGAATAAAGATTATACAGATTCCTTAAATGGTGCTGCAAAGGCGGCAAAGAACCTTACCACCGGCATAGATGAGCTTAACATCCTAAGTGATGATAAAAGCGGCAGTGGAAGCAACAGCGGAGCCGATGGAAGCGGTTATGAAACAGACGAGATTGCGGATAAGTACAAAAATCTTGCACAGATGATTAAGGATGCTTGGGATGAAGCTGATTTCTACGATGTAGGAAGAATGTTCGGGGAGAAACTGAAAGAAGCCCTCGATAACATTCAGTGGGACGGCATCAAAGCATCTCTGAGAAAGATTGCGAAGTGCATTGCGACATTCCTGAATGGTTTCCTTGAAACTCCTGGATTGTTCACATCAATAGGTGTGACAATAGCGCAAGCTATTAACTCTGCATTTGAGTTCGTTGATTCATTTGTAGAAAACTTCCATTGGAGCAGTCTCGGAACGGCAATAGCAGATCTTATCATTGGTGCATTAGATACTCTTGACTGGACTCTGATAAATAAAACCGCAAAGGGACTTGCACAGGGTATCGTAGATGCAATCAACGCTGCCCTGCAGACAGAAGATCTCTGGAAGAAAATTGGAACAGCAATTTCCAATGCAATAAACTCAGCGATTCTATTTGCAAAGACATTCGTTACCGGATTGGATTGGGCTTCACTCGGAACCGCAATCGGCAATTTGCTTGGCAATGCAATAGCCGGAATTGATTATGTTGGCATTGGAGAAACATTCGCCGGTTTTGTAAATGGTGTATTTACTGCCGTACTGAATTTCTCAAAGACTTTCCCATGGAAAGATATTGCTACGAACTTTGCAAACGGTGTCAACACAGCACTGAAAAAACTCGATTGGAATACCATCAAAGATGGTTTCGATACTTTCTGTGAGGGACTTGGAACAAATATAAATACCGCAATTACGGAGATCGACTGGAATCTTGTAGGCACAACGCTTGGAAACAGCATCAAGACACTTTTCAGCGGTCTTGGAAAATTCCTTGCGAAGATAGATTTCAAGAAAATCGGAAGTGACTTTGCGAGTGCGATAAACAAGGCAGTTAAGACTATCGACTGGAAAGAAGCCGGTGGCACAATCAATTCCCTTATATCTGGTGTATGCACACTGATTAACACTTTGATAGATGAGGTGGATTGGTACGAACTTCTAAAGGGCGTAGGAACGGCAATGTCCGAGATTGACTGGGACACAATACTCAAAACAGTCTTTAAGGTATTTGCAGCCAAGTGGACATTCAAGAATATGTTCAAATGGGTATCATGGACCGCCATTTGGAATGAACTGAAAACAAGCGTTGTCGAGGGAATATCAAAGAAGTTCGGAATTGGATCTGATGATGGAGAAATAAATACTGTCGGAGAGAAAATAGTCAGTGGATTGCTGGGTGGAATATCTAAATCCCTTTTGCCAGCACCATTGCAGACAGCGTTGAGTTGTTTCGGAAATGTGACAGATGTTGTCAAAGGAATATTCGGCATAGGTGGTTCATCCGATTCAACCGTATTCAGCACACTTGGAAGTAATCTTGTCACTGCTTTCAATGGAGGCATCGGAAAGAAATTCTCAGACTGCCAAGCAAAAGTTACGGAGTGGGCCGGAAAGGTCAATGACTGGTTCTCGGGTACGAGCTTTGGAAAGATTTGCAAAGAGACTTGGGAAACCCACGGTCAGAACATCATAACCGGCTTTAAGGACAAGATAGGAAATACTTATACCACCACGAAAGACAGCATCACGACTTGGGCTACTAAGGCTAAAGAGTGGTTCAACAATTCATCATTTGGTGGGGTCAACATGGAAACATGGACCGGATATGCAAATGACATTATCTCCGGTTTCAAGACAAAAGTGGGAAATGCCTATACGCAGACAAAGGACAACATTACCACATGGGCCTCAAAGGCAAAGGAATGGTTTAATAGTTCTTCATTCGGCGGAGTGAATAACGGTACATGGACCACCTACGCAAATGATATTATCACTGGTTTCAAAACAAAGGTGGGTAACACATACACCACAACAAAAGATAATATCACAACCTGGGCGAGCAAAGTTAAGGAATGGTATACGAGCAGTGGTTTTGGAAACATCAATAGCAACACTTGGCAGACCTACGCAAACAATATCATTTCCGGTTTCCGGGAAAAGGTTGGAAACACCTATACCACCACAAAGAACAACATTACTACCTGGGCGAGCAGCCTGAAAGATTGGTTTTCTGGATCTTCATTCGGAAATATCAACAATGCCACATGGACCACTTATGCAGGAAATATCATAACTGGTTTCAGAAACAAAATCGGGCTGGCATACACAGATACGAAAAGTAATATCACAACATGGGCTTCAAACCTCAAAACGTGGTTCTCTGATAGTGGTTTTGGAGGCATCAATAGTTCTAAGTGGAGTACCTATGCAGAGAATATTATTTCCGGCTTCAAAACGAAAATCGGAAACAGTTATACGACTTGTAAGAGCAACATTACAACATGGGCTTCTAATGTAAAAACGTGGTTCACAAATACCTGTTCTTATGACAAGTGGTATGACATTGCAAAAAATGTGGTAGATGGTTTTAAGAACGGTATAGGAAATCTGTACTCTACCTGTAAGAACAACATTGAATCGTGGGGCAGCAGTATTATCTCATGGTTCAAAGACAAGCTGGATATTAACTCTCCGTCCAGAGTATTCAAACGATTAGGTGCATATTCCGTAGAGGGATATAACATCGGCGTAGAGAAAGAGGGAGAGAAAACAAAAGGAATTGTCACTTCCTGGGTAGATTCATTCGCTGATATGGACGTGAACCTCGGAACACGTCTGAAAATCAATGACAGTGCATTGAAAGAATACAGCAACAATTATGGAAGTGATTTCACGAATGAAGCAATCGTGCAGCGTGTGACAAGGGAGGTATCTACAAACGGAACCGTGCAGGCAACGCTTAATTCCGGCGGCGGTCTGAAAGAAGCTATCAAAGAGGCTCTGGATGATCTCGGAATAACAACCGCTGTGAGTGAGATTTCCAAGAACACCAAGACACAGGCTGATAAGAAAGAACAGACGATTGTTGAAATCGGTGGAAAGACAGTTACGGATGCAGTAACCACACAGCGCAATGCCAACGGTTACAGCTTCCAAGGAGCGTAAAGGAGGGATATGGAATGGCTTATATATCAGTAAATGGTTATGACTTTCCCCCTCCTAAACGTGGGGCAAAGCCAACTGTATCTACAATGGTGGATGCCGGAAGAAATGCCAACGGCACGGTCGTAGGGCAGAGAGTTGGGCGAGATCAGTACAAACTCGACACTCTGGAATGGCCGTGGCTGACGGCAGCAGAGTGGAGCCGGATGCTTACGGTGCTGAGTGCGTTTTTCGTATATGTCACTTTTCCGGATCCGGTCACTATGAAAAAAATAACAATAAAGATGTACCCCGGAGATAGGACGGCAGAACCATATTGGATTGACACAGACGGAAATCCAATTACCTATCAGAGTTGCAAAGTAAACCTTATTGATTGTGGAGAGTGATGGTGTATGCAGAAAGTATCAAATGAATACAAGGCAAGCATGAAAAGCTCTCTGAGAGAGCGGTCATACATGATGATTTCATTCGGTCTGGTAAATCAGGAGGCACAGGCCAACGCAACTGTCATGGGAAATAATTTTGCCTATTACTCGAAGCAGACCGGCTTATTCGGTCAGCGAAAAGAGGACACTGTATATGCCACGCTCGAACATGATTTCACAAAGGTTGACGGATCCATGTATTTTCTTCCAAGAGAGAATACATCCGGTAACTACTACGACACCGGTTTGATAAGCAAGCCTCTGATTCCGAAAAGTGGATATGAGCTACTTATCGAACTGAATGTTGTGGCAACAGACATTAAAGGTCTGACTATCAATTTTGGAGAGGTATACCCTACACGTTTTGATATTTTGACAAGTAGCGGTCAGCGAATAGAGATTACCGACAATGATATGTCAGAGTTCAGCACAGAACAGGTGTTGGAGAATACCACTTATATCAAATTCATCTTCTATGAGATGAAAAATCCATATTCCAGATTGAGAATATATTCAATCCAGTTAGGTTACGGCCTCGTGTACTATAACGAGGACATTATGGATTCTAAATTAGACAGTTACATATCCCCGATTTGTGAGGATGTTCCGCAAATAGATTTCATGGTTAAGTTGCAGAACTACGATCAGTATTTCAATGTTGACAATCCGAACTCTGCAATCAACTTTTTGGAGACAGGGCAGGAGATGTATGTCTGGTACGGTTATCAGTTGCCGAACTCAGACGCTATCGAATGGATAAGAGGGGCAAAGTTACAGTGTAGTGCATGGGAAAGCGATGATTACTCGGCAACGATAAGGTGTCAGGATCTTTTCAGAAACATGGATGAGGAATATTACAAAGGCTGCTATGCTCCGGCAGGAATCACATATTACCATGCAGCAGAATTGGTCTTTCAGGATGCCGGAATTGAGGAATACTACATTGATCCGTACCTCAAAAAGTCAACCACAAAAAACCCCATACCGAGGGTTAAGCACAAAGAGGCTTTGCAGATTATCGCTAATGCCTGCAGATGTGTTCTTTCACAGAACCGGTACGGCAGACCACAAATTAAATCCTCATTCGCACCGGAGTACGACATAACGTGCAACGGAGAGACAGAGTATTCCCATGTTCGGAATATAAAGAGTGAGACTGCAAAACAGGAGTACGCTTCATTTGCACACAACTACACCACTGTAAATGCAGAAATGTATTATCTCCCGGAGAACCAGAGTAAGGCAGATAAGTATACCGGATATATTTCATTACAGCAGTCCAATAAGGATTGCCTATTTGAAGAAAATCCGATTATCTACATAACTCAGGAAACCGCCTGTATGTACTATGGTTTGCAGTTAATGTTTGGTTCTACACTGCCTGACGGAATTATATTCAGGACTTTCAATGACGGCAAAAAGGTGGATGAGTATGAGGTAAATTCGGACATTACAAAGAGGCTGATAGTACAACACGATTTTGATGATTTTGATTTGATGGAGATTGAGTTCACAAAGACAAAAGAACCATTCAACCGCATAGTCGTTGATTACTTCTCATTTGGCGATATAACGGATTTTACAATGGAAAGGCAGGATATGACCTCTTCTCCAAAATCAATCAAACAGGAGCTTGTCAAGGCAGTCAGAGTGCCATGCTATTCCTATCAGAAAGGAACTGCGGAAGAAACTCTTATTAGTGAAGAGACGGAGGCAGTAAAGGGAGATATTCAGACGTATTATCTCGGAGATCCGACTTATGGATGCAGAGCTACGTTCAATTCCTCGGCATCAAACGTCAGCATCATAGAAAGTGGAGATTATTATGTGACAGTTAAGTTTCTGATTACTGGCAAGTACCAGTTTGAAATTATAGGACACAGATACAACATTGTTGAGCAGTATGCCGTAAAAACGCTCAATAGCAGAGGAAAGACCATAACATGGAAAAATCCTTTGGTAAGCGATATGGAAACGGCAAACCACTTGGCAGACTGGCTTGGGGATTATTACAACGCCGGTATTGAGTACGAATACAATACCCGTGGAAATCCAGAGATTGATGCGAACGACATTGTTTATCAGGAGAACGCATACCGCCCTGGATTAAAGGTCAATATCTATCGCCACATTGTTAATTTCTCACAGAGTTTATCTGGAAAGGTAATTGCCCGTAGGGTATCAGAAAAATAAGAACAGAAAGGAAGAGGAAAATGAATGGCTATTAAATCCGTACAGGCTATCGTAAATGGTGTGACTACCACACTCACATACGACAGCGCATCAAAGACTTACAAGGCTACGCTTACCGCTCCGGCAAAGTCCTCATACAATCAGTCAGGACATTATTACGGAGTACAGATCATCGCCAAGGATGAGGCCGGCAACACGACTACCGTAAACCAGTCGGATGCCACACTCGGAAGCAAGCTGAGGCTTACGGTAAAAGAGAAAACCGCACCGGTTATCACAATCTCTTCTCCGACAGCATCACAGTTACTTACGAGCAATCAGCCGACAATTTCATTCACAGTCACAGATGATGATTCTGGTGTCAATCCAGATACAATCAAACTGCTTATTGATGGTTCTGAAATATCTGGAATCACAAAGACAAAGACAACGTCCGGTTATTCATGCAGTTATAAACCGTCCACAGCACTTTCAGACGGTTCACACACCGTTGTTGTAAAAGCATCCGACTATGACGGCAATGCAGCTACTCAAAAGAGTGTTTCATTCAAGATCGATACTGTACCGCCTGAGTTATCAGTTACAAGTCCGGTAAACAAACTCGTCACGAATAAAACCACAGTAACGGTAGCCGGAACTACCAACGATGCAACATCAAGTCCGGTTACGCTGACAATCAACGGCAGTGCAGTAACTGTATATGACGATGGTACTTTCTCAAAGGATATAACCCTGAAAGATGGCTCAAACACCATTACCGTTGTAGCAAAGGACGGAGCCGGAAGAACCACGACCGTCACAAGAACAGTAACCCTCGATACAAAAGCACCGGTTATCTCAGATGTTTCATTGGCACCGAACCCGGCGGATGTCGGAGCAACCTATGTAATTTCTGTTTCGGTAACAGATTAGGCGGTGCGGCATGGCAGCTAACATATTGGTAAGGGACGTTACGATAAGTCCAAACCCCGTGCAGGCAAAGGGGAAATACACAATCTCAGTTTCCATTGAGGAACTGAAAGGCGTTGCATTTGTCGGCAATTATGTTGGCTCCTATGTCAATATATCAGACAAGGAAATTCCTGATAAATTGCCACTGGCATACGTTGGCAATTACACCAAAGGATAGGAGGCGATGAATAATGGCTGATATAGCAAATGTCACAGGAACACTTGACGATAAAGAACTGAATTTTCAGCACTCTATCGGAACCGTATATAAAGCCTCCGCAAGCATAGATGGTTCGGAAAAGGATCATGTAGCCGTATTGACGGCAACGGATTCTGCCGGGAATAGTACAACGGAAACAATGGTTATTTCTATCTCGGGTTCCTGGACCACTCCAAAAACAGATTGGTACGGTTACACAGACGATGATGGGATTTATCACGGAGACCGGTTCAACACGGAGGATTTCAACCGGATAAAGAACAACCTCACATATCTCAGAGAGATAGCCGTGGCAATGTACCAGGAGTTTTCCATAAATGATCTGGGAGACGATAGGAGCAAAGACCAATATTTTTATGCGGATGAGATAAATCAGTTGGAAGAAAACATTAAGCTCATAGCTGAAAACACATTTAAGCCGGACATAGGGGAGAACCCCTTATACACAGCGAATGGAAAGATTTTTGATTTCAACGAACTCAACCGCATTGAAAGCCTAATTTTGGATTTATTCAATCAGTTATTAAACCAATACAGAGGTCGGCAGATGCTTACCTTTAACTTTGGCATAAGGAGGGAGGCGTTCTAAGTGGCGTGGGAACGATTAAAGACAGACTACAAGGATGCCGTATGGTCCGGTCTGCGGAAGTTCATACCTATTGATAATGGGGACGGCAGTTATTCCGTAAAAGATGTGACCCAGTACACGGTGCACGATGAGTCGTTTTTCGGTGCGCTTGACGCAAACCGTATCAACACTGCGGTCAATGCAATCATGGCAGCATTGGAAAATGGAACAGATTTGTATGAGGTATTCACAGAGTTTTTCGAGAATCAGAAAGAAGAGTTCAATAAACAGGCAAATTTGGATCTCGATACATTCAATGTTTTCCTTGACAATCTGCAGGCAACGGCAAATGCGGATGTGGTGCAGTTAAAAAAGGACTACACAGCAGAAATGACGGCATTTGAGAACAATCAGGAAACTTTGTTTAATCAATGGTTCGCAATGATAAAAGATCAGTTGTCAGCGGATGCGGCCGGAAAATTGCAGAATGAAATTAACGATGTGGAAACTCACATTAGAAACCTTGCAGTGAAGATACATTTCAACGATACCGTTGGAACCGCTGCTGCAATAACTGTACAAAATGTAACATCCGGTAACAAATACATCGTTACAGATTTTACTCAGCCGTTATACCTGACTGAGGCCGGAGAATACACCATAAGCATTGCGAATGATAACTACATGATCGCACCAAAGACATTCTCAATCAGCAATGCAGATCTTATGACACATAAGACTTTCAGAATCATGGACGGAAATGGTTTGGCATTTGTGGACGGATTTGTTGGAAGCTATGTAAATAAATAACGGAGGTAGACAAAATGAGAGATTTCCCTAAGAGACTTGCAACCGCTGAGGATATTAGAAATTGTAAATCCTTGGTGGATGATGGCGCATTTGCAGCAAAAGATCTGTTGGAAGCCATCGAAGATCTTGAAAGAATGAATTATCTTCATTGCCCGGTTCTTGCGGTAGGAGAGGATAAGAAAACTGTTACCATTCACTATTGTGCTGAGGCAAAAGCAAATACAAAGGCGATTGTCGGAAATAAGACGGTAACAATCACAAACGTAACACATGAAGAGGGCGAACCGGATGAGATTACAGGAGAGAAGCAGTTGGAAACGACCGTTATCTCCACATCCGCTATGGTATCTGTGGATGCAACAGAAATCGCAGTTACCGCACCATACACCATTTACGACAGTCTCGGCATGACAGCCGAAGAACTGAATCAGATTAAGGAGGAATTGGCTAATGAGTAAATTCTACGGTTATGATGAGGCAATGGAGAATGACATTGCGAAGATAACCACCCCGAAACTTGCGCTTATGTCCGATGTCGTTGCATCTGACAAGAAGTTTATTCGCATGGAGAACGGTTCCCTTACTGTTATCGCAGGAGTTCTGATTGCGGTAGGTAATTCTGTTTTTAAGACAGAAAAAACCACTCTTACAGCGAGCAACTTGGACGGAACAGCAACTAAGTTTGAGGTGGGAAAGGACTACTGCATTTATATCTGTGATCCTACCGGCGGAGATGCCACGAACTTTGCCGCAGAACAGTATCGTATTTCCCTTAATACGACATATCCAAACGGTTATACGGCAGTTACATCAAGAAAAATCGGCGGCTTCCATTACGGCGTAGTCAGAAAAACAAATAGTTCCGGTATTCCAATCAGCGCATCAGGCGCAGCATTAGGAAGTGGATGGGAAACAAACGTAGCGGAGGGCATTGTACCTAATTCCGTTTGGACTCTTCTCCACAGACCTACTTGCGATCCTACCGGAATGGTATTCATAGGACCGTTCTGGGGCGATATTTACCTTTCATCCGATAACGGAGCCAGTGGTTTGCAGAGCAAAAAGGGTGTTGTGCCGATTACTGGAACAGAGGGATTGAACTGGTATATCGCCAATGAGAGAGCTATGAGAGTAGGGAAAAGACTTCCTACCTACGCTGAGTTCTGCAAGGGTGCATACGGATCTCCACAGGGAGAGGATGGCAACAACACTTACGCATGGTCTGCGACCTCGAATACAGCAAGAACCACTTGCGGAAATGTCAAGAACGCTGTTTCTGCAACGAACGTTCGTGACCTCGTAGGAAATGTTTGGAAGTGGTTGGATGAGTTTATCCATGATCCGACAGGCTCATCTTGGAATTGGTATGACGTTATGAGCGGTCAGAAAGTTGGCCAGCTTTACATGGCCAACAACACTGGCTTGCACGCGCTCATTGGCGGTGGCGATTGGAGCGTCGGGGTTCACGATGGTTCGCGGACTGTGGCTTGCAACAGTTATCCGTGGAACGTGTACACGAGCGTTGGCGTGTGGTGCGTCTGTGACTCGCTGTAAGCTGATGGGGACCGGCGAAAGCCGAGTCCCTTGCAGTTGAAAGGTTGGGTGTAATGGCATACGAAAGCAAATATGAAAATCCCTCCACTCTGAAAATGGACTACGTTCATACAGAGGCACACCAGATGGCATACGATCTCTCGGTATATCTCCACAGAAAAGTAAGGGATATGCCACATTACGAGAAATTCACTCTGCAAAAGGATATACGAGAAAGCATAGACGGAATCATGGATGAGATAGAAGCATACGAGAAATCAAAAACAATCAGCCACCTTTATGCAGCCGACAGGCTGAAAGGAAAACTGGTTCGGAAAATCCGAATGTCGCATGATCTTAAATATTCCGCAATGAATGACAGAGTATACGAATATTGCGCAACACAGATCGGTATTCTCGGTGCGTATATCGGAGGGTTAATAAACAAGGCACAAAAGGAAAAGAAATCAAAATAAGCAACTATCTTGGGGTAGCTGTTAATTCGCACTGTCGCTCCGTGGCTTGCACGCGCTCATTGGCGGTGGCAATTGGAACAACGGGGTTCACGATGGTTCGCGGACTGTGAATTGCAACAATTATCCGTGGAACGTGAACACGAACATTGGCGTGTGGTGCGTCTGTGACTATTTAGAAAACTGTCAGATTGGTGGAGCTACGGCTTGCCAACAAGGATTATTTGATAATCATTTATTGAATAGTCAGACGGCTATCCCGACCCGTGCAAACCGGGCGAACTTAAAACAGCGAAGCCAAATAGTAGCGAAAGCGAAGGAAGTGTGGCGTAAGCATTATTTATGAAGAGAATAACAGGTCTTATGAAAAACATCTGTACCATGAAGAACGCGTTGATCGCATATCAAAAGGCGAGGCGGTGCAAAAGGTACAGACCGGAGGTTTTGGAGTTTGAAGCAAATAGAGAGGAATACCTCAGCAAAGCCATCCGGGAATTGGAAAGTTTGACATATACTCCTGGAAAGTACAAGGTATTCAAAGTTTGGGAACCCAAAGAGCGTATAATCATGGCTCTGCCATTTTACGATAGGGTTATCCAACATATGATTGTCAATTACATAGAGCCGATATTTGAGCATCAGTTCATCTACCATTCCTACGCTTGCAGAAAAGGGAAAGGTGTTCACAGAGCCAGCAAGCAGTTGACAAGGTGGCTATATAATCTGGAAGTCGTGCAAGGCAAATCAGTCTATGTACTGAAAGCCGACATACACCATTACTTCCAGAGCATAGACCACAAGGTTCTGAAAAGAGAAATTAGAACCTACATTAAAGACAAGGACTTACTCGTAATCCTTGACCGGATAATAGACCATAATGGGATATTCCCGGACGGTGTCGGTATACCGGTTGGAAATCTTACGAGCCAACTATTTGCCAACGTGTATTTACACCGATTGGATATGTTCGTAAAACATACACTTCATGCGGAACATTACATGAGATATATGGATGATTTTGTGATTATATCAGAAGATCTCGAACAGTTGAAACGGTGGGAGAAACAGATAGAAATATTCCTTGCGGATGTTCTTAAATTACAATTAAATCCCAAAACAACCATTGTTTATGCAAAGAACGGAGTGGATTTTGTTGGATATAGGCATTGGAACTCTACGAAGAAAATCAGAAAGGATGCTATGCGTAGACTGAAACGCCTTATGAAGAATTTCAAAGATGGAACTATCACGGAAGAATTTTTCGACAAATCGTTTACAAGTAGAATTGGTTCGATAAAACACGCCGACACCTATAATCTGGTGCAGAAGATCACCTGTGAAGCAAAGGAGTTAAAGGAAAGTCATGCGTGATGGAAGTTATGTCATTGTAGATAGGCTGTGTGAGGCAACCACACAACTGCTTGAAATAATTAAAAAGCAGGAAGAAATCATTGAGCAGTGCAGAATATCGGATGAACTGCATAAGGAACTCGATGATATGAAAAACGACGTGGATCAGAAGATGGATTTAATTGAGTATGATTTGAGATCATACAGACGGGAGCGCGAAGAATGATAGATTTTATTGTGAAATATTGGATCGAGTTTCTTTTTGGATTGATAATCAGCGGAATGGGCGTGATGGCGAAGCTGATGTACAATCAGCACTTAAAAAACAAAGCCATTGACAAGGGCGTAGAAGCTCTTTTAAGAAATGGTATCGTTCAGACATACAATAAGTGGTCTGAAAGGGGTTACTGCCCTATATACGCACGAGAGAACGCCACAAGGATGTATGAACCTTATCACATACTTGGCGGAAATGATGTTGCGACAGACTTAATTGAAGATCTGAAAGGACTGCCGACAGAACCGCAAAAGAAGAAAGAGGGTGTAGAAGATGATACTTAAAATTTTTATAGGTTTCGCTCTCGGTTACATTGCAGCTTGCGTGACATTTTACATCCTGCAGAAAAGGGAGCGTAGGCGGAGAAAAGAGAAGAAAAAGAAAGTAAGCCTGAATACCTATGCAAAGGTAGCCACTACTGCGGTATTGGCTCATGGGATGATCCTTACATCGTGTTCCTATATCCTCTCATGGATAGGTATGGACCCGGTGGTGGATGTATCAAGCACAATCGTCAAAGAAATCGTAGCTCCGTTGGTGGTTTACCTTGGGACAAATACGATTATGAACATCTTTGAAAAGAACAAACTCAGTTTTTCAGTACCAATCAACAGCACCGTCATAAGCAAAGACGGAACCACACACAAAGCCTCTGATGATGAGGCAGTAGGATAGGAGGTCATATTATGACAATGGAATTTTTAATTGTAGCACTGTTCGCAGTATCATTACTCACAAACCTTACAGTTGAGGGAATCAAGAAACTTCTGGATAAGAAATCGGTTGACTACTCATCAAACGTGATGGCAGCAGTTACCGCAGTCGTTATCTCCGTGGCACTGTCCGCCGGGTATCTGATTTACACAGAAACGATGCTTAACGCAAAGATTGGCGTTGAACTTATTGCCCTTGCGTATCTTAGTTTTTTAGTTGCCACGAACGGATATGACAAAGTTATTCAGGCAATCAAGCAGATCAAACAGATTGAAAAACAGTAATTTAATATTTAAGAGCCATGAGCCGGGTGCATGAACGCATCCGGCTTTTACTTTTAGGAGGCGATGCACAATGGCTTTAAGAGGCAGTACGGCGCAGGAGAGAGCATGGAACTTCTTTTGTGATAAGGGACTTAACCATTATGCTATTTCCGGCATAATGGCGAGCATAAGAGCCGAGAGTGGTTTTAATCCGAGAAACTTGCAGAACAGTTGTGAGAAGAAAAGCGGATATACGGATGCTACCTACACTGCCGCAGTAGACAACGGCAGCTATGCAAATTTCATCAGAGACTCTTTTGGATATGGGTACGCACAGTGGACCTATTGGAGCAGAAAACAGAATCTTCTCAATTTTGCCAAGAAGAAAAATAAGTCCATCGGAGACGAAGAGATGCAGTTAGAATTTCTGTGGGAGGAATTGACCGGATCGTACAAAGGGGTTCTTACAAAACTCAAAGCCGCAAAATCCACACAGGAAGCATCCAACATTATCCTGACCGGATATGAAAAGCCGAAAGATCAGGGGCAAAAGGTAAAGGCAACCAGGGGATCTTATGCCAAGGAATATTATAACCAGTTTGCAGTGAAAAAGGAGGAAAAGACGATGAAAGTAATTATTGGAAGTGCAAGAAGAGACGAAAATGGGAAATACTCCGGCGGCAAGCCGGGAGATCAGGATGGCGTAGAGGTAAGCACACAGAATTATTATGTTCATACCAAAGGATGGTATATGCTCCGCCTCCTGAGTGACGAGCACGCAAAGAAAGTTGCTAAAGCAATGTGGGATGCCTGCATGAACAACAATATCGGCTACTGTCAGGCACACAGATCCATTATGGCAATGCTTAAAAAGTACGGCAACATGAAAGCAATCGGAGAAAAGACAGAAACAGATTGTAGCGACCTCGTAAGAGGATGTATCTATGAGGCAACCGGCATTGACGTGGGAACCTTTAGCACCGCAACGGAGCCGTCAGTGTTAGAAAAATCCGGCCTGTTTGCTAAAAAAGTTTCCGTTACATCTGCAACCGTCCTTAAACCAGGAGACATTCTGGTTACAAAGAGCAAAGGCCATACTGTTATCGTTGTTTCTGTAGATGGATCTGCCCCAAGCGGAAGCACATCAACATCCAAACCGGCAGTGTCGGGCAGTACGGCAAAGGTTGAGAGTGCAAGAAGCAAAGATGCAGCAATCGCCGGAAAATATAAAACAACCAGCAATCTGTACCTGAGAGTTGGAGCCGGCACCGGGAAAACTGCAATCACTTTAATGCCAGCCGGATCATCGGTACAGTGTTATGGTTACTACACAACCTACAACGGAACACGCTGGTATTATGTGGCATACGGAGACAAAACCGGATTCTGTTCATCTGCATATTTACGGAAAGCCTAAAGCGATGTAAGATGGTATAAAATCGAAAAGGACTTCGTTGGTAATATGCCCGTAATATACAAATGAAAGCAAAAACCGCATAAACACTGAGACCTTGTGCTACTGCGATGCTTGCTCAGGGTGTCTGCTAGGCATTGAACACTTAGAGAACGCGAGCCATAGGCGAAGCGTGAACTTAGTGTGAAAGCCCATCCCGAGACTTGATGAAAACGAGTCGCGGACGAAGTTTGAATCCTAGCCGAGTGGATGTCATTGAACACTTAGAGAACGCAGATGTCATTGAACACATAGAAAACATCCCCGAAACGTTATGTTTCGGGGACTTTTTAATTTACACGAGAAACTCGCAAAGCATTTCCAGTGGAATTTCTTTCCTGCTTGGAGTATAATAGAACGAACAACGGGAAGGAAAGAGACCGGAGGCAATTTAGATGCAGAAAAAAGAAAGAAATGAAGAATTAGAATATATAGATGACTTTGAGAATATCGAAGAACCGGAAGAGTCAGAGGACAACCGGGAAGAATTAGAAGAACCAGAAGAGGAATATTCAGAGGGCGGCAGACGCAGGAAGAAAGGAAGAAAATCCGATACAAAGAATGCAGCTTCTGTGGCAGGGGAATTTCTAAGCTGGGTAATTACGATTGTAGCAGCGGTGCTGATTGCTATGTTTTTAAATCGTTTTGTGTTAATTAATGCAGAGATTCCATCCGGTTCCATGGAAAATACAATCATGACCGGAGATAAGCTGATTGGATTCCGATGGTCATATCTGTTTTCCGGACCGGAGCGGGGAGACATCATTATCTTTAAGTTTCCGGATGATGAGAGCCAGAACTATGTAAAACGTGTCATTGGCTGTCCGGGAGATACGGTAAAGATAGAAGATGGCAAAGTATATGTCAACGGAGAACTCTTAGAGGAGGATTATCTCAAAGAGACATGGACGGTAGCTACAGGACCGTATACCTTTGAAGTGCCGGAGGACAGCTATTTTGTAATGGGAGATAACCGGAATAACTCCTATGATGGAAGATACTGGACCAATACCTATGTGAAGAAAAGTAAAATACTTGGAAAAGCGATTTTCCGATATTGGCCACTGAAGAATTTTAAAATATTGAATTAG